AAGTTGTCGTAAAACGTTTTAACAAGCGTGTTACATTCAACGCTAATGGACAGAAATCCTATAGCACTGTGGGTATCATTGACGCTAAGAATGAGTGGGTAGAGCGTATTTCTAACGGTGCTGAAGTTACTGACTACAACACCGATCAAATGCCTCGCTCTGAGTATGCTCCTATGGCATGTGTGGGTTAATCCCCACACTTAGCACAATCACTGTTTAACACAATCCAATGAAACTCTCAAAAGATCAAATCGAGAAAATTGCAGATGAGTTTGCAAACAGGCAAGTCGATTCAATGGATATGGATACATTAACAGAAATTGTGTATGATCAATTAAATGATTACTACAGCAGATGTACTGCTGAAGAGATAGAAGAAGAGGTTAATAATTATTATTGTGGTGATACTAAAGAATGGGACAATTTGGTGGAAAAATATACACCACCCCCAGAGACACCACAAACTAACTTCTACAATGAAGTCGTTTCTTTCTACAACAACCCTGACAACACATTCATCAAATGAATTACGACCTCGACGAAAAAGAAACTTCCATAGATAATATGGGGGACACATTGCTGGAAGCAATGAAACTATGCATCGAAGATTCACGAGTTGATGATGCTAAAAGCATCCTAAATGAGTGGGTTGTTGATGATCGCGATCCTGTAGATGGCGAGTATGAGTTCATTTTTATCCCTAATAACACCTTGATTGATTAACATAAGACCATGTGCCGATCGGCGAACTGCACCCAAACCCTTGCTAAGGGCGTCTGATCTTGCTATAATGAACACATGACAAACAACATTCTCACCGATGGCGCTTTCTTTGAAGCATTAAGCGACCTACCTGCCTTCCTTCTTGAAACTGACGCCGATTTAGATATGGCGTACGATTGGGTTGCTGATAAATCTCAGCATTTTGCTGATGATGATGCTGCTTTTGATCTCTTTTATGATGTATACAACGAGACTTTCGACGCATGATAAAAACTAAAAAAGAGTGGGCATCATGCTACGCTCGTTTCTATTCTATCGTCCTAATCCTCATCCTTCTCTAACATCATGAATGAAACTATTGACATTGATTACACTCTCTATCAGGATTCCATCGAGTTTTGTGAGGAAGTATTCATCCAATTTGATTGCATTTATAACGATGCCGGTTACAAAGTACCGGCATTTCAAATCACTGAAAACCTGGCAGAAGGTGAAAAGTATCGGGTAAATGCACGCCGTCAACAGTATACAGCAGATCACAAGTTGTTGTATCTTTTCCCTCAAATCGTCCTGAGAAACACCATTGAAGAATGCAAAGAATTCATCTTGCAGTATATTAATGAGTCGGTATCTCAAGCAATCTTCAATGATCAACACCGCAACGCATTAGAGGCATCTAGATGAGAATTATCCTCCTTGCTTTCTTTATCATTATTGGTGCTAATATAGGCATCAATGCAATCAATTCTGTCTCACAAATCCAAGATGCTAAAACTCAACAACTTTGCAAATCTCTCCCGACAGGATCAGGATACGACGAGATGTGCGAAAAATATAGATAACAATTACAGCAATTACATTGCTGACGTTATCAACAAAAGCAAAGGGGTCAGAGGAGTGCAGGGGCGACCCCTATCCGATTGACCAACTGGCACACACCCGCCCTAAAAGGCGGGTTTTGTGTTTATAATAGTTTTAACAACGAAAACATGAACTTGATCACGCTACGCCCACATCAGTCACGCGCTCTAGATGCATTGTGCTCCACTGGTCACGGTCAGGTGATCATCCCCACAGGTGGCGGCAAGACTATTGTAATGATTGAGCACGCTCGCCACTTGCTGACACACGGACCCCGCACGCTCGTTGTGGTCGCTCCGCGTATCCTGCTCGCTAATCAACTAAGCGATGAGTTCATGACTCACATCAGCAGCACCTGGACGCACGTAGCACACTGCCACAGCGGTGAGACACACCATTTCTCTACTACTAAGAGCGATAAACTTGCTCTTTTCAATAACACTGCGCGAGCAGCAAATGAGTCCTGCATTATATTCACTACCTACCACAGTTTGCGCCGTGTTGTTGATAGTGGCATCGATGTTGATGCAATTTACTTCGACGAAGCACATAATGCTTGTACAACCAATTTCTTCATTCCAGTTGCTGCAATGACTGAAATTGCAGATATGAAGTATTTTTTCACTGCTACACCTCGCGTTTCCAATAAACATGATCGTGGCATGAATAACGTTGCTGTTTATGGTCCTGTGTTGTGTAATGTGCCGGCAACTGAGTTAATCGAAGGCGGTCATATTCTCCCCCCTACAATAGTACCTTTTGAGACAGATCATAGCGTCGATAAGAAGAACCCACACGTTGTGCATAGTAACACTGTGCAGGATATTATTGACAGTCTCGATGAGATCGCTGCCGCAAAGGTTCTTGTTGCTGTCCCCTCTAGTCGTGTATTAGGTAACATCTTAGGGCATACAGATTTGATTCATGAGTTATCAGAGCGGGGTTATGATGTGCTTCATGTTACATCTAAATTCGGTGCATATGTCAATAGCACTAAAGTATCTCGTGAAGTATTCTTTCAAACGTTGACAGAATGGGGTAAGGATAAGGGACGTAAGTTTGTACTTTTCCATTACTCTATTTTGTCTGAAGGTATTAACGTACCTGGTCTTACTCATTGTATCTTATTGCGTAATCTTAACGTTGTTTCAATGGCACAAACCATTGGCAGAGTGATAAGACTTGATGAAGACGACGCAAACAAATTACAGTCAGGTGAGTTAGAACCACAACAGTGGAGTTTATATAACAAACCCACAGGATATATGACAGTTCCAGTTCATCGTAACTATGGCAAACGTGTTGTTAAACGTTTGCAACGTGTTATAGATGAGATTTTTGTTGAAGGTATACCAGCAACAGCATTTGTGTGACAGTATACAAACTGTCACCAAACCCTTCACAAGGGACCAAGAATAGACTATAATAAAAACATCGGGAGGGCACAGAAGACCGCCCCCCGCTCACTCTCTCCCCTCAAAGGACTCAAATCATGCGTAAAATTGAAACAATGATGAACAGAGCAGTTGCTAACAACAAAAACTGGTCATCTAGCAACACTACAGTTTCATTTAACGAAGAAGAAAACGTTTCAGTTGTTAGACTTCATGGCAACAAGATTGCTGAAGTTGGTCCTACTTTCCTTCGTATCTTTGATGGTGGTTGGCAAACTGTTACCACAAAATCACGCTTAAATGCACTCATCAATCGCTTTGCAAATGCTGCCACAGATGGAGTATTTCAAAAGAATTATGTATGGAAAGTAAGAGATAACGGTCAAACAATTGATTTTACTAACGGTTACACTTTTGCACAATGATTGATACTATTCGCGAAGAAAGCACAGGATCTGTTTATACATTAGATCCTGTGACTCGATCCTTACTTGTTACTCCAATTCTTCAAGATCATAGTTTCGATATTAATGATGCAATTCCAGTTGATTGGTTACATATTCAATCTGGTGAAGATTCTTCACTCTTATCTTTACTTACAAACATTCACAATCAACTCCTAAGTACCAATGACCAAAACTAATTTCACCTTTGAAGAGTTAGAAGCAATCGCAGACTTAATCCAATTTCATGATGATTGGGACGAACTATCTGATCGACTTGAAGTCAACATCAAAACACTATTTGATAAAGTTTGTGATCTTCAAACAGAACTAAACAATCATGCCAACTAATGTCAACACTACAACATGAATCAATTCTAGAAACTTTATACGAAGAAGTACTAGAAGAATATCCTCAATTTGATGAGGATCAATGCGAGTCTATCGCTAAACAACGTTTCCAAGACTTTGCCCAATAAATACGCACTAGCAACGAAACTTTAAATGACATCCAACGAACCACTATCAGATGATCTAACTGATCAAATTCAACAGGAAACTTATGGTCTCTTTCCTATTCCTATCACCAAGTATTCCCTCCCTAATCATGATGATCTAAAACAACAAATCCTAACCTGGATGTCATCTCAAGAAATACTCCAAGATCATAACAGAAACGCAATCTGTCATAACGTGATACAAGTAGGTCCAAATAATAAACTACTAAATGATATCCCAGATCTTGCACAATCATTCATTAACGCTGTCACAATACATAACGACAACTCCCTTAAATATAACACTCAATTTGCCTTCTCTGATTCTTACCTAGAGATAGCAAACAAAGATGCAATCTATGCTCCACATGAACATTCTAACTGCCTATACTCTCTAACTTACCTAGTCAACTATGACGAAAAACAACATGCCTATATGAAGTGGAGACGAAACGTTAGTTCACACTTTTACCCTGTAATTCAACTAGACACAAAAGAACTCTCACCTTACAATATGACAGATGCAACATTTCAACAACTAGAAGGTGATATATTAATCTATCCCTCTAATACTACTCACGGTTATGACTCTAACCCTGCCGATCAAAGAATTACAATTACTGCTAACATTATACCAGTCTAACTAACAATGACTTTTCCACACAGTTTCTATTACTTTTCCACAACACATGTGGAAAACTCCGTGTATTTTAAACATTCAAATAAACATACTAGAGTATTACATAACTCAAGTTAATTGCACGGAGTTAACGTTACCTGCTGCCTTAATTGGGCGGAGTTATTGTTACCTTAGACCGTAGCACAAAGACATTTTTTTGTCAACATCACATAGGACACTACACAAACCCACACAGACCACTTGACAATCATTGCCCATGATCCTATAATGAATGAGTAGTAAACCACAGGACACTTTTGATCTGCTGACTAATGGGAAGGACTTACAAACGCAACGACCTCCACAATTCACGACGCCCCAAATCTATCAGAGAAAAGAGACAGTATTCAAAGACTAATCGTCAGGTAAATGATGAGTTTTCCACAGACGATTCCACAACTAAGTATCAGCGCCCACAAGGCACCAATGATAACAATCAACCAGAGGATTACACCCCATGAATGAGATTGACAAAGATTGGATTGATGACATCCTTGCTGAGGATTGCCCAGACAATGATGATCTAACTGAAGACCCACTATCTGACACTTACTCTGACTCATGAAAACTATCACTCTAGATACAAGTCCTCCAATACAAGTTAAACTATGGGAGAAGAGTAAACGTTACTTTTGGCGTTACGATTATGACGGTTGCCCTAAGAACGGTCCTTTCAAATCACAACAGCAAGCAGTTAACGACGCACGCACATTCTCTACAGCATCATGACACAATCTACCTGTGATTCTACGTCCCTATCTAATAAACTAGAAATGCTTCTAGAGTTATATGATGAGGGACAATTACCACCAGATGAACAAATACAACTAGCACAGGAGTTAATAGATTTAGACCTAGATGATGACCTACGTCAGTATCAACAATTCTGTGACTATTGCATTGCTGAGGGTATGTGCTACGATGTGGATGTAGGGGACAGTGAGTGATACATAACACATACACAGTTGTTAACACTTAGGACAGTGTTTTGGTGATGCGTTTGTGTTACCGCGAAGCGGGTATATTAAAATTGCCAACTACCCTAACCTACAAAAGTATCCCAGCGACCTCATAATATTATATCAAATGAAACTTCGGGTCCCCCCTACACAAAAAAATTCCCAGTATAATTTTAGCATCAAAACCCCTTTAAGGGATCAGTTAAGTTATATCTGGGAATCACTCTCAGAGACCGCTAGGATCGCCCACAAGACCCTTAAACATACACTTACTAATAAGACTACCAAAACATGAGTATACCTCGCATATCACGCAAAGAAGAAATGATTGCGCTTAGGGATCAGTATAGTGATCTTATAGGACTACCATGGACAGGACGCCGTATATACGGATGTTATGAAATCATTCGTAAATATTATAAGTTTATGCATGATGATGATTTACCAGATTTCAATGCACGAGGAATTATCACTTTTACTGACGAAGCAATTGAAGAAGGTGGTGCAGAGAAATTATGGGAGAGTGAATGGGGAGAGGAGACTGACTTCTCTACATTAGTTGAAGAAGATGTAATTCTTTTTAGATTGTATACCAATCCATTAGGAGGATCATACTCAGCACCAATGGGCAAAGCCCCAAATCATGGAGGGATTTACCTAGGTAATGGTTTTATGCTTCATCATCCTTATAATTCCACCAGTATGATTGCAGATCTTGAGAGAGATGGTAATCGTATATGGAATACAAGTTGTATTGGTGCAATCCGTAAAAAGTCTACATAAGGTGTAGAAACAACGAACGTATGTCGAAACGCTATGTCCTAACAGTCGAGGTAGATGAGCATGGAGAATGTTATCTACAGTTACCCGACGAATTGCTTGAAGAAGCACAGTGGGACGTGGGAGATGTCTTAGAATATTCTGAAGATATTGACGGATCTATTATTATTACAAAAGTAGAATAGTTTTGAAAAATCCGCGAAAATCCGCGTCCATCTAAAATTATGAATGAGAATCCAAAGTTTGAAACCCTTGAAGAATATACCAATTGGGGGTTTGAACAATTATCACAAGCGTTAGTACAACTCACTGAGCGCGTAACTGCAATAGAGCAAGCAGTATCTAAGTTTCCGCCACCTGGGGCAGATATGATTCAATATAAAATACCAGGTCAAGAAGAGTATTCTAATTTACCTAAATTATTTGACAATCTATATACCCGTCTAAATAATTTAGAAGACAAATAATTTGTAATGCCTGCATATCTCCTAGAGTCTGCTCGGAGTTTTCCTAACCCAATTAACGGGGAAGAGTATAACACTATCTGGAAAAGACCTTCCAGCGGTGACTATGAAAGTCACTCGTCTGGTAATGGACTTGGTACGGGTACAGATTACTTTATTACTTTTGAGGGTAGTGGACCTGGATCCTATCCTTTAGGTAAAGATGCTATACATTATATTGGTGATCAAGAGGAATCCTGTGTAGCATACTGTGGATATACTCGTGCGCCAGTATACAGATGGTATCGTGGTGCAAAGCGTGATCACAAATATACAAAGAATCCATCATTCATTGAAGCAGATTTAGGATGTGAGAATGAGTCCTGGAAGAAAGCAAGTAGTGGATATAATCATGAGCCTAGGAAAGCCACTCCATACTTCTTTTGTCTAGATCGTCAGAGAGAGAATAGTGTACCACTCAAAGTGTGGTATTCATATTGGCCTGACAATACTATTCTAAGTATTGGTAATCCTGCAGGTGTTACTACTGGTTGTGGAAAAGCAAAATATTACGATGTTTATACGATAGGTTATATTTGTACAAACTTAGCAGATGCACAGGCATACGGTCCTGACGCTGTGCCATTGCATCATTACCGCTATGGTAACTACAGTGCAGGTAGTGGTAAAGATATTGATGACTTCTATACTATTAACCCTGCAGAGGAAGTTAATCTAGTTGATAGTCCTATCCCATGTAAGGATCCCATGAATAGGGAATATCAGTATGTGGGTATCGTTGGGTATGTGTATCCTGGAGATGCTCCTAATGCTCCTCAGGAGCGTGTTATAGAGCTGGGTAAGTTAGGACCTACTGGTCAGTGTGTAGACAAGACAGGTTGGTATTCATTTGAACCTGTACCTTCCCTATTCAGTCTTCCTAGTTACATGAAAACCAGTGGCACTCCTGGTGTGATTGGTTTTGGTAATCCTGATAATGCAGAGAAGTTAAGTGAGTATGCAAACTTTGAATGGTTGTATGGACTCAACGGAGCGATCAAAGGTGCAGTGCCACGCTTCTTAGGGTTTGAGGATTCGTATGACTCACAGTTTTACTACTACTTGTATGACACATCATACCCTTGGAATGGTCCTCTCTTTGGTATTCAGTATGCATTGAATGACATTCCTTGTTGTCCTAATGCTACAAATGCAGAGGGCGACCCTATCTGCATACCTAACACGCATTACTACTCACACTTCTACAAGATTCGTGAGGATTCTTGGGAGACTACTAAGTCTAGATGTGTTTTAACTGATGAATCTACCAATGCAGTTAACGAATCCTTTGAAACTATTGACACAGATAGTACTAAAGTCCTGTTTAGATACCTAACAAGGACTGGTGACTTCAATAGAGGTGAGCAAATCAACGGTTGGAATATAGTTTCCGTCCTTTATTACGGTGATCGCCTCAAATGTGGCATCATGGAGTTGGAAGGTAGTGGAAGTGACTTCAGTTATCAGCAACAATTCACTTCTACAGACGGTGGCACATGCGAAATCCTTGCTGGATACGGCATTGCAGACAAATGTGCGTTTGCTGGTGTGTATGAATTCCCTAAAAGGGTATCATTCTACAAGGTTGAGCTCTCTCCTAAGGCACTTGTGCCCAATCGCACACTGGATGAGGCAAAGTTTGAAGCAATTGTCAATGATGAAGGTGGTGTTGATGACGTTGTTATCATTAATAGTGGACGTGGTTACTCTAAAAACGCAAAGGTTACAGCAATTACACCTAAAGTCCTCAAGAATTTCTCTGCTACAGACACTACAGAGCATCTAGAAGACCTAATCCTTAAAGATCCTGACTGGAATAGGGCAATTGGTTTTACAGAATCCGAATTTGCGGGTGAGGATCCCGTCAAAGATGTGCAAGTTGCTCATGGTGCGACGGGTGGAGCTCTAGAATTCCCGGTTGACCATGATAATATTGGAGTAAATCTCACTGCTGCCAAGTTGGAGATCGCTGCATTCGATGAGATTGGCGGTATCCAGAAAATTAGAGTAGTTAAGAAGGGGTCAGGATACGATCCTGAAGAGCCACCTGATGTATTTGTTACCGATCCAGAGTATATTGAGTATGAAAGTCCTGACATTGGGGACATTGCTGCACTAGGACAGGGTATTTCTAATCAGTTTGTCAACATTGAGAGTCAATTACCTACTGGTGAGCAGCAAGATCCTATGGATTGGATCAATACTGGCAATGACATTGACTTTAGGGGCGCACCTACTGAGTTTCAGAGTCTAGGTACTACGGGCATTGGGTCTCCAACGTCTCCTAATCAGGTTGCAAACACGGGTTTCACCATTATGAATACCCCTGTTGCCTCTGCAGCACCCGATTCTTACATCAGAATGGCAGAGATTGATTCAGAAAACGAAACAAAACTGTGTTTTGACCTCCCACCCAACTGTTTGGAGGTGGATGGTCGCGGTCATGTGCTCGATGCTATCCCCAAACAGGACTTCTGGGAGATCATGAGTGGCAGGGACGACCGTATTCGCAATTTTGAGTCGCAAGTTATGCCTGATGTCTACACTACAGTCAAAAGTTTGGAGGAATATCAGGAATCAACCTCTCATGTTTACGGTCCTTTCCAGAAAAACCGTTGTTTGACCATGGGACAACCTAAGGTTTACAACATTAGACGCTGGTTTGACATGCCATGCGCATACATTAGTACCACTGAGAAGGGATCTGCCACTCTTGACATGATTGAAAAGGGCAGAAACCTCACTGATGAGCGTGCTTTTGGATATTTGCCTTACAAATACTGCGCTTCTAAGATCAAAGAGGCAGAATTTAACGTGTCAATCATGATTGAGGGCAAAGTTACTGGATCTCAGGGCGCAGCTTTCATGGATTACATGGAATCTTTCAAAAAACCCAAGGTAACACCGCGTAGAAAGGTGGGTGGTGGTTACAAAACGTGGAAATGCAACAACGGAGACGTTGATGGGCGTTGTTATCGCGATCCTAACGACCAAAATGACATTATTTTCGTCCCAGTGGGTCTAGATGAGAATACTTTTGACTATAACCGCCTAGGTTTTAGTGAGTATGAGCAATTCCAGCTCTGGTTAGGTGATAATTTGACTGGTGGAGCACTAGCAGGTGGCACAACAGTGGGTTGGGGATGGAATGAAACCACAACGTCACCTCCAGATGAGAATGGTAACTCTACAACTACAACTACACCATATGCAGGTAGTGGCACCTACACAAAATTCAATGTAGATTGCAGTCCTGACCCTACCGATAATAATGTGCCTAACCATGAGTGTTGGGATACATATGTAAGGAAGACAGGTGCCCCCTCAGACGCCCCTCTAGACGTTTACTGTGGATATGATAACGATGGTGACCCAATTCCTGGAAACCGCTTCTGGGAGATCACAGGACCCGCTAACGGCACTGTGCAGAATAGTCCTACAGGACCAGTCAATCCATTCTGTGCAAGTTGCACACCTTCCACAACATCTCCATTCGGTTATTTTGGTTGGTTTTTTACTGGACCTCCTGCCTGTGGTCTGGAGCAGGTCAATGATGCATCTATTGCCATTGACCCATCTAGAATGTATACTAACTCAGATGGAGATAAAGTATTTAAAATGGGATCTTACAGTGGCACAATGCGTGTGAGGAATTGGTTGACTGGCGGTATCCAGGCACTAAGTAACGCATTACATAACTTTGGTAATCCATACTTCTCTGAGTGTGATGTTGCTAGACCTGATACTGCAGGTAAATATATTAACCAAGAATTTTAATGGCATACGGATTTCTAAAACCAGTTGCATCACTGAATGGTCTACCCTGCTCAGGGCATGGTCTTTGCTTACCAGCCACTATCCACTCAGTGCAGTGGTGTAAGACCCCTCCAGTGCCCTACAGCATTATCATTAAGAATTTTACATGCTGGTGGCCACCCCAACCTCTAATCCCCATTACAGGGGTCAACCCAATACGAGCGACGGTGATGGTGCAGTTTATCCCTATCATGATTGGTGGAGATACATTCATGCCCCATATCTCGCCGTGTACAAATATCATTATATACATCTGCCCATGCGATAAGGGTGTGTGTCCTATCCCTACACCCATCATCTGCAGCGCACTGACTATTGAGGATGCTGGTGGCGTGGGACATCCTAGAGTTCTCTTCCCAACTACTCTGACAGTCTTTGCATTCAAGATCCCCATTGCGAGGATCCTAGACCCACTGGGTGTAGGATTCCCTGGATTCTCATATCCATGCTCCTCAGTGGTTGCCTTTGGACACCCAACTGTGCTATCATCCTGAGGTAGTTTAAAAGGGACTAATGCCTAAGAGAGCAACGACTGGACTGGTTAAAGATGGTTGGGTACCTGGCAAACCGAAAATAACTCGGCAGGGGTCGTCTGGGAATACTAAATATTCCGCAACATCTCGTAACAGTAAAGGTAAGCGTTATCGTGGTCAAGGTCGATGAGAGTTGAGACCCGAGAGTCTATGGAGATGCTTTGGTCTGCTAAATGGAATCTTCCTAAAGCAGCAGAGCATTGTGGTCTGTCATTGAAAGAAATGAAGATTACATTCAACGAGTATTGTAATTTCCATCCCCCCACTTATGAGGGGGAATCTCAACAATGACTATAAATAAAAATACCGTGTGGAAGAGGTCTCGTGGCTAACAGTCCTGTGCCTGATCAAAGTGATGAATTTATTAAATCGGGGATGGTGTTAATAACCGACCCACGAAGTGATAAATATCTTCATAAGGTGAGTAGAAACATCCAACCACCTGTGAGACCAAAGAAAATAGAGGGTTAAATGCCTGCTTACAGATTCAGATCAGACCAGTACGTCAGTAGAGGGTTTAAGGACTTAGCAATTTCCTTTAATTCAAATCCTTCTACTGATGACTTTGGCGCTGTCAAGAATGAGAGAGCAATCAATCAATCTGTAAGAAATTTGTTATTGACTATATTAGGTGAAAGACCTTTTCAGCCGAACATTGGAAGTCGGGTGAAGGGTCTTCTTTTTGAGCAATGGGATCCATTCGCGGCGGATGCTATCAAGGGTGAAATTCGTGATTGCCTTAAGCGTCTTGAGCCACGGATTACTGTACAGGATGTTAGTGTCCGTGATGACAGTGATCTGAATGGAATTCAAGTTGAGCTTGAATATTTGATTACTGGAGAAAATATAACCCAAGAAGTAACATTCCTCTTAGAGAAGACCTGAAATGTCTGCTATCCCATCACAATTAACATCGCTAGACTTCTTTGAGATTAAAGAGTCTATCAAATCCTACCTTAGAACGCGTAACGAGTTTACAGATTACGATTTTGAAGGTAGTGCTTCGGCGTATCTTATCGATACCCTTGCTTATAACACGTATTATACGGCATTCAACGCTAACATGGCGTTGAATGAAGCATTTCTAGAGTCTGCTACGGTGAGAGACAACGTAGTCCGCATTGCAAAGCAGTTAAATTACACCCCTAGGTCAATTAAAGCACCCAGAGCGTGTGTAACTATCCGGGTGCAGACACAAGCTTCTCTAAATGGCACCACATTTCCAGAATTCTGCACACTGGCTGCAGGAGATGTGTTTGTTGCTCGTAACTTTAACGACACTTACACCTTCTGTGTGACTCGTGACCTCCAAACCACCGTAGATAGCGCAACTGGCATCGCGGTGTTTGACCCTGTGCTCGTTTATCAGGGCAATTTGCTTAAGTTTAACTACACAGTTGACTATACGAAGAGACAGGACTATGTTATCCCCACTGAAAACGTAGACACAGCCTTGGTTTACGTCGATATCTCACCTAACGCACAGTCGCAAGAGATTGACACCTATAACCTCGCTACAAACGTAACTGCGCTCAACGACACTTCTCGTGTTTACTACCTTGAGGAGTCTGATGACCTTAGATACCGTCTAATCTTCGGTGATGGTGTCTTAGGACGTAAATTGATCGATGGTGAATTCATCAGACTGTCTTATGTGACCACTTTTGGTGAAGAAGCAAACGGTTGTAAGGACTTTGCCTTTATTGGCACCATTAGAGACAGTGATCAACGTGCAATTTCACCTGCAAACATCGCAGTTGTCACTAGAGAGTCTGCAGCAGATGGTGAAGCACGCGAAAGTGCGCTATCCATCAAGTTTAGAGCACCCAGATCCTTTTCTACTCAAAACCGAGCAGTGACTGAAACGGATTATGAGCATATTGTCTCAGAGATCTATCCGCAGGCAGCATCTGTGACCGCATATGGTGGTGAGAGACTCACTCCACCCATTTACGGTAAAGTTTACGTTGCTATCCGTCCAAAAACGGGTAATAAACTGAATGAGACGACAAAAGCAAGAATCAAAAATGATCTGAAACCTTATACAGTTGCATCAGTCGATCCTGTGATCATTGATCCTACTACTTACTACATTATTCCTAAATCTTACGTTTATTACGACGGAAACAACACCGATAAGAGTGGCGCTCAACTAGCAAGTGATGTTTTGCGTAATGTTGACCAATTTAACAAGAATGGTCAAAACAATCGCTTCGGTGGTCGCATTGAGGCGTCGAAATATAACTCAATGCTCGATAATAGTGATCCTGCAATTTCTGGTAGTGTCACTCAGCTGACTATTGGTCAAAATCTTGACCAATTTACGTTTGGTAACGTATTTACTCAATGTCTTGACTTTGGTAACTCACTTTACAACCCATCTAACTTTTCAGGCACTCCTGATGGCGGTGACGGCACTCCTTGCTCTACAGATTCAGATTGTCCAGAAGGTCAAGTTTGTATAGATGGCACTTGCCAAAGCATCGGTGGAGGTTGTGATCCTTCCTTCTCTGTGGTCAAATCTGGCACATTCTATGCAACAGGTTTCACTGAAGACCTTGTTAACCTGACCATGCAAGGTGTTGGCACTAATTCAACTGCCCCTGTTATATCATCCAGCTCCATTACTGACGAAAATCAAGTTTTGGTCCCCGTCAACATTAGAGATGACGGAAAAGGCAATCTTCTCCTTGTTACTAAAAGGGACGAAGTTGAAGTTGTGTTAAATAATGCTGTTGGTAGCGTTGATTATGAAAACGGTCAAGTTTGTGTAGGACCCATTGCAATTGGAGGCACGCCAGACGATTCAGAGCGTCTGCCGATCCAAGTATTGCCATATGGAGGAGCTATCACAATTCCACCAGGCGTCGATCCCACATTGTTTGATATTAGCGTCAATCCAATCGATTGGAAGACTAATGACATTTCAATCCCCAACTTCGATCCTAACAACTTTAGTGGTTACAATTACGGTGACCCAACTGGGATAAATATCATTGATTATCCCACGGATAGTTTTACATATCCAGTAGATACCTCCTGTTTCTGAGATAGATGCCACACAAGAATATCGCCATTTCGGATAGAGTTGAAAATCAACTCCCAGAATTTATTAGGGAGGAAGATCGACAATTTGTTGATTTTCTCTTCCAGTATTACAAGTCTCAAGAAAAAACAGGTCGTCCTTACGATATTCTGAATAATCTTCTGGGTTATCTGGATCTCGACGGTTATACCTCAGACGAATTGTCAAATGACACACTCTTATTGAGTGATATTGGTCTGTACGATGAAACTATCACAATTGAGTCGATTAATGGTTTCAAGGAAACCGATGGATCTATTAAGATCGATAATGAGGTAATTTACTACGAGACTGTTACTCGTGGACCTGATGCTATTGTTACTCCAGGTGTTTCTCCTGATCAGTTTGATAAAAAGAAACAACAACTAGAAAATCCCTTCCAGTTGTTTGATGGGACTAGAAATAAATTCCCTCTTAGTTTTTTAGGCACTCCTGTAAATCCCCCTTCAGTAGATCACCTAATTGTTATCACATATAATGAAATGTTGGTCCCTGGGACTGATTATTTCCTTGAAGGCAATGAGATTCGTTTTGCTGTTGCTCCTCGTGAGAGATCTGGTGCTGATGACTCTGCATTCACTGAAATTGTATATTTGGTTGGGTATGCCGATCAAGCGATCGTCACAACTGATGCCATTCCCTTTGAAGAGTATCAAGGTAAGAAAGAATATCCTCTCAGAGTAAATACACAACCATATACCCCAACTTCAGCAATTGGTCTGATTGTTAAGAAAAACACTCGCCAACTTGAGCCATATACCGACTATACAGTATATGGAAGTGAGATTATCTTTAGATTCCCACTGGGTGCTGCTGATGATATTCATATTCGCTCTATTGAGTATATTGCCCCTTCTTTTGGATCTGGAGCATCTGCAGTTGTCTCTGTCGATAGTCTTGGTCAAGTTGACCGCCTAATTCCTAAAACTGGTGGTAGTGGTTACAGACTAGATTTTGAACCTAAAGTTGTAGTCCAGCACAACACAGGTGTGGGTGCGACTGCCAAAACTTTGGTTAGTGGTATCAAGGATATCAACCTAATTGATGGTGGACAGGGTTACACGTCATATAACCCTCCTATCGCCCTTGTAGGCGCTCCTACAGGTGGTACACTGGCAAAAGTCACTCTGACTGTAAATGATACAACAGGTCAGGTCGATAGTCTGACTATTATGAATTCTGGTAGTGGATATGACTTTATCCCTGCTATTTCGTTTCTTAATCCTGGTGGTTGCAAAATTGGTCAACCTACAATTGATAGTGAAGGTCGTGTAAACATTGACAGTATTGCTGTCGAAGAATTTGGACTGAACTATAGTAATCCTCCTATTGTTTATCTGGATCCAGCACCTGAGGGTGGTATTAATGCTCAGGCAATTTCCAGAATCAACCAAGACGGTCAAGTCTATGAGATCGTTATTACAAACAGAGGTAGAGAGTATGTAACCCCACCTAGAGCAAGAATTATTCAACCTATTGGTGCTCAGGTGCTTGACGTTACTGTCGCATCTGGTAACGTTACCAATATCGAAATGCTAACAGGTGGCAACGGTTATACCGATGCTCCTTCTGTGTATATCGTCGATGATAGAAAAGATTCTTACGGCGATCCTATTGGTGGCACAGGTGCAACTGCTGCTGCAACTATCTTTAACGGCGAAATCACTGATATCAACATTACCAACTTCGGTACTGGATATTCTGAGACAGAGCCTCCTAAGATTTACATTGCTGAGCCTCAAGCAGCAAGAGCATCTGTTGCTGTTGGTTTCAACGAGCTGACTGGTTACGAGATCATTGAAAAGGGTAGTGGATATTCCCCTTCTGCATTCTTAGGATGTAGTCGTGGTGTATCTGGTGCTGTTGGATATGACATCCTCCATAATGAGATCTATGCAGGTGAAGCAGCACTGCGTCAGTCTACTCACCCTGCAGCATCTACAGTTATTAACCTAGATTCTTTGTTTATCAAAGAAGTCTTTGACAAATTTAGAAGACAATATCTTCCCAATATTAAGATTGATTATTCTGTAATCAATCCAGTCCAAGTAATTAAGAGTATTAGTGACTTTTACATTAGTAAAGGCACTGAGCTTGCTACACAGTATCTGTTTAAGATCATGTTTGGCGAGCAGGTGGATATCTACTATCCCCGTGAAGAAATCATCTCACCATCTGCTGCAGCATGGGTTGTTGACACGGTGCTGCGTGCTGAGTTGATCTCAGGTGACCCTGCTAATCTGATTGACTCACAACTTATCCAGTATGCTGATTCTGTTGACCTTAGTGTCAAGGCAGCAAATGCTCTGATTGAAAACGTTATTACCATTATTGAAGGTAAGGACACTATCTACGAATTGGCAATCTCTGAAGAGACGCTAACTGGTAGTTTCATCATTCCTTATAAGACGACTCTAGTTGAGCCGTTGACTACAACTGGTCAGATTATTACCGTTGACTCCACGATTGGATGGCCAGAAAGAAACGGCACCATTCGTATTAACGATCAGGAAATCGTACAGTATAAAGAGAAATCACTTAACCAGTTTATCGAATGCACCAGATCACAGAATGGTGTTGTAGAAGACTGGGATCCTGGCACGATTATATTCTCTGAAATCTTTGTATATGTCAATAAGGGCACATCTGCTGAGTGTAAACTCAGAGTGCTTGGTATTGCAGAAGCAGGTACAACTATCCTGGAGGATACTGGATCTTACTATCTGCAAGGCGACAAACTAAAGGTTGCTAAACTTGGATCTTCAGATGAAGATGAAAGACTGTCTTCCTGGCTGTATAACGTTAAGAAACTAATTCAGGTTACCAGTATCACCCCTGGTGGTGTTAATAACCAGACTGCTACTGTTGTTTGTGGTAACCCACACGGTCTACTGGTATCCGATCAGGTGACGATTTATGGTGCTAACCCTGTTGTATTCAACGGCACCTTTACCGTTACTTCTCGTATTGATGCATTTCAATTCACATACCAGATCAATACTCCCACAGAGATCATTCCTGAAGGTAACATTCTTCTCTCTGTGGACCTAAACAGAGGTAAGTCTGATGTCAATTCAATCAACAGTGTTGTTAGTGAGTTTACAACAAATATCCAAAACTCCTTCTTTAATGATGATCATGTTTATGTTGCTTCCTCTGGTCTACCCAATTATAGGGTGGGTCCTTTCACAGGTTCGGCACTGATTCCTGGTAACCAGCGTAAACTGCTTAGATTCCCCAGACTTGTCCAAACCATTTCTGAGCGTCAAGATATCTCAGCAAACACCTCGATTGGTGCTTGGGTGAATGGTGTGTCTATCTGGGCATACAAGTCTGGCGACTTTGTTAGATTCGGTCCTCTGACTGACATCACTGTTACTAACATTGGTCAAGACTATGATGCAGGATCCAAACCTGCTCTGGAAATTACTGGTGGCGGTGGTACAGGTGCTACTGGTGAAGTTGTTGTTAATGGTAGTCTGACTTCCTTTGTTGTTACTGTAGAAGGTAGCGGATATACAGAATCTCCTCTAGTCTCCATCGTTGGTGGTGGTGGTATCGGAGCAACTGCACAAGCTATCGTAACGGGTGGTCGTGTCACTAAAATCCTGGTTGAGCAACCAGGTACTGGATATACCTCACAACCTAGCGTTTCAGTTACTGGTGGCGGCGGTACAGGTGCTGAGGCAACTGCAAATGTCCGTGGTCCTGTACAGAGTGTCAGTATCACTGCCAATGGTAGTGGTTACACTGAGTTGCCTAGCATTAGAGTTAACTCTGGTGAAGGTGCTTTGGCACAACCCATTGTTATCAATGGTCGTATTGTTTCTATCGCTATCATTAACTCAGGTAGTGGATATACTACTGCTCCCACCATTGTAATCAATGGTGATGGTTTTGGTGCTATTGCAAGAGCAATTATCGGCACTGTTGGTGAAGACAAAGGTAGAGTCCTTAGTGTTGAGATCAGCAACAAAGGTATTGGATATACCCAAGGTCTTACTACTGTCAGACTTGAGTCTGTCGGTGACTTTGCTGAGTTTACTCCACAAGTTTTTGAGTGGAATAAAAACCTTCAGTATGATCTTACTGCTAAGTATGATGGAGCACGAGGATACGTCTTTACTGGTTTGAATAACCAGTTTGGTGGTGAGTATGCTCACCTCAGTGATCCTAAAGAGCTTCGTTATGTGGTTGGCGATAACGTCTTCCTTAATGCTGTAACACAACAATTTCAAGAGGTATCATCTAATTATGAGCACTCTCCTATTCTGGGTTGGGCTTACGATGGTAACCCAATCTACGGTCCCTATGGTTACATTGACCCAACTGACCAAAACAGCGGAATCAGAAGACTTCGCACTTCATATAAACTAAAAGATAACGTTGTCTATGATCTAGCAACTAATCCAAATCCTGCCCGTATTGATGGACCTGCACTGGATTCATATCCTGCTGGATCGTTTGTTGCTGACTATGAGTACGACTTCCAGTCTGGGGATCTTGACAACTATAATGGTCGCTTCTGTAAGACACCTCAATATCCTGATGGCACCTATGCATACTTTATTACTATTGATGCATCTGAAGCAGGTGTTGCAGAATTCCCATATATCCTCGGTCCTCAGTTTAACTCACTGCCTGATCCATGGAACTTTACCCAAGGTGCAACTCAGGAAAATATTCCACAAAACGTTGTAAGGTATAGAGATCCTTATGTCAACGTTGACATCGATGTTGATCGTCAACCTAACCAGGAAGCAGATGTCCTAACGACTGAGATTGAAGGTTATCCTCTTATCTTTGAGGTCCAGGATAGTAATAGTGACGGAATCATTGATGCTAATGAGCAACAAGAAGTCCTTGAGATGTCTGAAGAGGCAACCCTACAAATCTATGATTACTTCCCTCAGGTTTCTGAAGAGTCTAGAGTTGACATCGAAGTTGAGACAACTACTCAGTTTGAAGATGCTCAGATTGACGGTTTCGTTATTGAAAACCCAGGCCAGTCCTATCAGGTTAATGATACCATCTTCTTTGATGATCAAGACACTGGTGGTTTCGGTGCTTCTGCACTTATCGAATCGGTTAAGGGTCAAGTCATCCAATCATACAGTAAGGAGATCATCGGAGATCGTCCATATGGTGTGATTAATACAGCAGCTAATCACGACTTGCGTCAGCAAGATGAGTTGATTCTTAACTCTTCTCCCGTTATTGATAACACCAACAAGAACTTCAAAGTTAAAGTTGTATCTGGTGTTGAGCGTATCAATGTAAATCAGATTGGTGTTGGTTACAACGAAGATATTCCTCCTACGTTTGAATTGATCACATCTGCTGGTCAAGATGGTCAACTAGAGATTGTCTTACAAAATACTGGTCAGATCAACACAGTCAACATTATCAACTCTGGTAATGGTTATGATCCTGAGGAGCCTCCTCAAATTCGTGTCTCCCATCCACAGCAGTTTAAGAAAACTCGCTATTGGTTGACCGAATACATGGAAGCAGATGGTATCGTTGAAGTCAACGATATTAAGGTTACCTCACAACGCTATACCTATATCTGCGGTAAGATTACTGAGACAGATGGTGATGAAGCTGGTTTCCTTGCCAAGTTTGATGACTTGGGTCAGAGAATCTGGGAGAGGACTCTCATTCCTACTAATGCCCTTCAGAAGAGGGCTGAATTCCTCAAGATGGTGGTCAATGACACTCCAGAAAACGACCTCATATATGTTACAGGCCAAACAAAGGATCCTGACAACGATCTGTACAACCCAGACATATGGTTAGGACTTTATGAGTCTGGATTCAACAATGCAAACGATCCTGACGGTATCCTGCAGTGGCAGAGAGCAATCGCTGGTATCTCTGGCAGTACTAGAAGAGACTATGTAACTTCTATCGCTCTTGATCAAGAGCAACGTATCTACCTTTGTGGTTATACCGATACCAACTCTGTTGATCCCGATGATATGTGGATCATCCAGTGTGGTATTGAAGGCGATCTGGTTGAGAAGCGTAAAGTTGCATCTCAGGATGATTCTGAGAAAATGCATCAGATCATGATGATCTCCGATGATAGATTCTTCTTTATTGGTGTTAACGACCAAAATGATGACTTGATCTTCGGTGAATTCTTCTACGATGGTGCAAACCTTGAGATTGATTGGAGCAAGCAGATTCCTACGGTGGGTGGACGTGTTGTCAACCCAACAATGGTCATGGATGACTATGGTTCAATTATTGTTGCTTGGGATGTCTTTAATTCTGCAGCATCTAAGTACGATAAGATCCAGATCAACAAATTCCTCCTTTCTACTGCACAAACTACTTGGGATTGGAGTAAGACCGTTACTACTACTGGTAATTTCCTTGAAATGCACCATGCAGGTATCTCATATGATCAGTGGGGTAACTACACTCTCGTTTCTGATGTAATTGGGGATCAGAATCAGAGATATTCAGTTATCTCTTACATGAAGTATGACGGTACTCTGCTTCATCAGACAAAAGTTGATGACACCGCAAGTATTGGTTTCCAAGCGTATACTCATGCTTTGGATAACTCTGGTGACACCATTCTTGCTGTCAACCGTCAGCAGTCTGATCAGCTCGTCTCCTGGAGAATGGGCAACAGTGTAAATCCTGTTGAGGATACCACTAAGCAAAATCTCGGTACCTACAGCTACTTTAGTCAGTCTGATATCACTCATGATGCTGCTGTTTATAAGTTTGATGGCGGATCTCTGAAGTTTAACGCCGTTGCACCTATCACTATCTCTGACTTGGGTCTGACCCCTGTTGAGTGGAGTGGCAGAATGTGGATGTCCATGAATACTACAGTATGGAATACTGCTCATGAGCCCACACTGTTGCATGTTAACGATGCAACTAATACCAACTCAATTACTGCAACTATTCAAGGTGATAATACCGATCCTGACTATCAAAAGGTTATCCTTTACTTGAATGGCACTCAGGTTGCTTCTTCTGTTGCTGCAACTAACTGGGATGCCTTTGCTGCTGGTGCATGGGTCCATGTTACTGTCCAGAAGCGTCAAGAATCTCTGGGTCTGTATCGTTATGAGGTATTCATTGGTGGTAATCAACAGATCACTTATCAGAGCACTACTGATGTTGCTCTTGATGATGTTGTTATCTGTGGTCCTTCCAGTCCTCCAAACACAAGCAATTCTTTCCGTGGTAACATCGACGACTTTGTGCTCGATGATGCTGCTCAATATCCTGGCACTTCATACACTGTGCCAACTGCTGAAATTGCAATCACCACATCCAACTCCGATGTTGCACTGATCAAGTTTGATAGAGCACATACTCAGCGTGCATCATACACCCTGACTGGTCTTAATAATCATAGCACTGTTGCATTCACTGATCATGTTGCTGGAATGACCTGGACAAGTATTTCTCCAGGAGCAATTTCTGTGTGGAATGAGGGTCCTGGTGGTCTGCAAATTCTGGACATGTCCCAGACTTTCTCCACGTTGATCCCTGGTACATATACACTATCTTCAGTGTATGACCAGTATGCATCTAAGACTTCTACCATTCCTTCACCTCGTGGTAAGAGGTTAATTATCTCTGCTGATGTTATCCCCAAATTCTACATGAGGGATGCTCTATATCAGAAGATTGATAACGTCCAACAGTTTACATTTACCCAACCAATTAAACTTACTAAGTATTCTATTCTGCAGCAGTTTAACGATGTTGGCACTACTACTGCTTTTGGTACTATTACAGAGGTCCCAACAGGCACTGTGCAGAATCCTGGTCTTGGCACCGAGTATTCTGTGGGGAAAATCTACGGATCCTTTAATACTTCTGATAGATTCCGCACTACAACTGTTGGTGGAGATATCAACCAGATTGAAGGCACCTACTTCGATGCTGAAGAAGAAGAGTCTCCTTGGCAGCAACTAACTGCATATGCACAAGGTGATCGTGTCTACAACCAAAAGAGAATTTATGAGGCACAGAGTGCTGGCACATCTGGCACCATTGCACCTCAGCACAACACTGGTGTTGTTTCTGATGGTGTCATTAACTGGGCATTCATTGACGATGCAGGTAAGTTTAATATTGATCTGACTGAGCATCCTTATCCTAGACCCCAATATACTGGTCTGGATATGCCTGAGTGGTTGCCACATCGTCTATATGCTACTGGGCAGCGTGTATGGTATAAACTCAACGTTTATCAGGTTGCTGTTGGTGGCGGTGGTGTTACTACAACGACTCCTCCTACTCATACCACTGGTGACGTTTCTGATGGCACTGTTACTTGGTCATTTGTTGAAACTAGCGAGGCAATCAGTCTTTATACTCGTTTGATGCCTTATGATCTAGGCAACAACTACCGTATTGAGATCTTAGAAATCCATCCTGGATCTAACTATATTCCTAATGACGTTGTTAGCGTCAATATTGGGAATATCACTCTAACAGAAGATGAGAAGTCTGTTGAGATCTCTGGATTTGCATCTGTCAAGAAGATTCGTATTACTGCACGTCTTGAGAAAGATGTCATTCTTTCCAGCAGTCTTAGGACTTCTAAGGTCTATTGCACATCTAATTCTCCACACTTCTACAAGGAAGATGAAATTATCTTCACTGAAGGATTCTCTGGTGATCAATATAACGGATCATTCTTCATCGATGATGTTATTGGATCTAGAGAATTTACATTTGGTATTAGAGCGACAGCAGTGTCTGATCCAACGTTTGTTAACAATGGAATTGCTAACGTTAACATCTATGCTAAGCATCCTACTCTGATTTTCACTAGAAATCATCAGTATAACTTCGAGCTTAGCGATGTTTCCAACTTCGGTTACTATCTGTCATTCTCTCAGGACAACCAGTATAAACTGGAGTATTCCTTCAATAATACTGTTAGAGAAGGCACTCCTGGTATCGCAGGTGCAGGTTCAAGCACTCCATTCGTTAAATTCTTGGCGCTTGGTGATGTTACTAACATCTCTTACTACTTCGACCCATCAAGGACTGGTGATAACTCCCCAGTTGGAGTAAACTCATACATTGACGTTATTACGACTCCATATCAGGGTAGATTCAACATTAGTGAGATTGTAAGCGATACTGAATTCAAATTCCCACTTCATAAAGAACCTGAGCGTAGTAACGCTGAGATTGGATCTGATGATCAAGGAAATGAGTATTCATACTACTCTACGACATCTACTAGAGCAGTTGGTCCTATTAATACGATCAAACTTGTTTCTCCTGGTGGATTCTATAAGAAACTGCCTATTATCTCCGATATTGCATCCTTCCGTCAAATTGAGAAGGTTGTGATTGATGATGGTGGCACAGAATATGCACCTGGAGTTTACTACGACGTTCCTGTTGATGGAGACGGTGAAGGTGGTAAAGTTACCGTCACAGTCCTTCTAGATGATGAAACTGGGTCTGGTACAATCGCTAGTGTCGATGTTGCAGACCCTGGTAAAGGTTACACCATTGCTAGCGTAGATATTGACGCTATCACTGGTATTCTTGGTCCTACACTGTCTGGATCTGGTGGTGCTGTCAGCGTTATCATTCCTAGCGAAGGTAGTGGCGCATCTGTCTTCTTGACAGGTAAAAACATTGGTAAGATTAAGAGACTCAAAAATAATGAGTTTGGTTTCGGATATTCACATGACTACACTCTAAAACCTGAAATTACCTTCCCCGTTAACCTCCAACTCTTCAATACGTCGATTCTTTCCGAGATCAAGATCACAGATCCTGGTGCGGGTTATACATCGACACCTGCAGTTGTTATTGACGGTGGTGGTGGATCAGGTGCTGATGCAGTTGCCATTATTAAGAATAACCGACTCAATGAGATTATCATCAAGAATCCTGGTGCTGGATACTCATCTGAGCCTACAATTACGCTGAAGTCTGAGTTTAACTACGTTGTTAACCTTGACCTCAACTATCTACAGTTTAACTTCCCTCATGGCATCACAACTGGTGCAGAAATCCAGTTCCGTGCTGAAGATGTCGGTAGTACTGAAGGTGTCCTTCCTAAGCCCTCTAGCGCAGGTTTGACCTCTTTGGTTGCTGGTCAACTTTACTATGCAATCGCTGGTCAGGTAAATTCGCTGGAATCCGACCAAATTCGCTTTGCACTGACTTTACAGGCAGCACAGGCAGGTGATTACATCACATTCCTAACTCAAGGTAGTGGTCGTCAAGTATTGCTTACCGAAGTCTTTGGTGGTAAAGCAGAAGCAGTTGTTGAGACATCTCGCTTCCTTGAAGGCGAAGAAGTCTTCCAAGGTAGTGCAGTTGAGCTTTCAAGTGCAACTGGTAAGGTTTCTACTAATACTGGTTGGCAAATTGGTCCTAAGATCCTCAAGATCGTTGATTATGATGGAGATTGGAAAATTGGCGAAAAAGTCATTGGATCTATCTCTAAAGCGTCTGGTATCATCGATAACCTAAGCATTGCTCGTGGTGTGCTTAATATTGGATCTTTGACGAAGACTCCTGGTAAGTTTATCGATAATGTCGGTAAACCATCCGAAATCGTCCAAAAAATCCAAGATTCCTTCTTCTATCAAAACTTCTCCTACGTTGTCAAGTCTGAGATCCCCATTACCAAATGGAAGACTCAAATCCTTGAAAACAACCACCCTGCTGGTTTCAACATGTTTGGACAGTTGCAAATCGTTGGTGGTAAGGATGTTTCAGGTAGAAAGGTCGGTACTGAGTTTACGAAGGAAGTTAACATCAATAACTACTCCAACGTCAACCAGATCACATCTTTCGGTGCAGCACAACCAATTTACACCGATTACAACAATACTGAAGTCCTCTTCCGTAAAAAGCGTCTGACTTCCTCTGAGGAAATCTTGACCTCTATCGTGAAGAAACTTGATAATATCCAAGAGCAGTTTAATGGTATTGATAAGCAATTCCCACTTACTGTAGAAGGTGAGCAGATTATCGTCCAAGAGAATCAGTTGTTGGTTACTATCAACGGTGTGATTCAGGCACCTGGAGTTTCATATAGCGTTGTTGGTGGTAACCTTGTATTTGATGAGGCACCAAAACCAGCATCTAGAGTTAACTATAGGTCTCTAGAAATTACTCCTACCACAATTTACAGAATTGAATTGTATTCTGGTCAGGCAGGTCCACCAAACTTTGGTATCTTCCCAACATTGGGTCAGCAAGTCCAAGGTGCAGATAGCGACGTTATTGCGACTGTTATCGACTCTGGCACGACTCATATCGACGTTATCAACTTAGTTGGTGGCACATTCAACCTGAATGAAGAAATTAAGCGCACCACCCTCTTCTCTGGACTTATCCTGAGTGTTACTGCTATCAATAGCGAGACTATCTTCCAGTTTGGTGAATCCATCAGCAATCTTGATGGTGATACTGCCATCATTGAAGAAACTAATATCGATGATCAGGGTAATGTTACCGATGCCATCGTAGTCAGTAAGACCTCAGGTACTGCACAGTTTGAAACTGGTATCTTTGATCTGAGACTGAATGAGTTTGTCTACTCAGCAGGTTCCAAGATTGCTGGTCAGATTACATTCATCTCTCCTTATATTGACCCCGCTACTAGCGACCCTGTTGATGAGTTGATTATCAACCCAGGATCTACATTCTATGGTCTGCTGTTTGAGCGTCTGGTTAGTATTACTAATCCTAATGTTATTATCGATAACATTTCTCAATCTTCCATTACACCTACTGAACTTTACGATTCTGCTAGCAGAATTAATAATGACTTCCTTGACTTTGAAGAAGTTAGAAATACTGAAGTTGAATACACTCAATTGGCAGGTGGCAACTTCCAAGAAGGCGATATTGTTATTAACAACAGAGCAAACTACGGCAACCCCGTTTCCGTATTCCATGGTGCTGCTACCAATAGATTCAAAGATGCTTCGGCAATGATCCTTGGCAACAAAGATCAAATCGTTGATTTTGCTGAAGCAGAAATCGCTGTTAAGCACCCCAGATACTACTTCCCTGGTGATGTTATTACTAACTCTTGGAGTAGGTATTCTGACGCATATCGTCTGATTCAAAAGAATAAGTCATACATTGCTAATAAGGCATACGATGAGATGATGACGCAATATACGTCACTCGCTGTGCCTGATCCTAATAAGTGTATCCGTGACCTTGAGTTGTATATCGATGCTATCTCCATTGACATTTTCCGTGGTGGTAACGTCTATACTCGTAAACTTTGTGAGAAGTTCTTTGATTCTCTTGGCAATTTTGTGTATGTGAATAATGAGTCTGCTGAGACTCGTTATGGATTTGAAAAAGCAAAAGATATGATGAAGTTGGCAATCACCAACAATCTGACTGCTGTTTTCCAGGTGCCAGCTAATGCTGGTGGTGACAGTCTACACACATGGGCAGGTGGCACAGCATCTAACGCAGTACAGTCTGGTGGTGACTATACACACACATGGACAGGTGGCACAGCATCTAACGCAGTGCAATCTGGTGGTGACTATACACATACATTTGTTGCACCTGCTGTAGTAAATGGAGTTACATCAAATACAGGTAACTTACCAAACATAGTTACAGATGTAGTATATACTGCTTCATCTGGTGATATGATCATCACCTCTGCTGGGCATGGGTTAACAACATCAAATACAATTTCTATTGCTAACAATGCACTAACCTTTACTTGTGGTATGGGTACTGGTTCTCCACATACATGGGTAGGTGGCACAGCATCTAATGCAGTAACAGTTAATGGTAGTGTGCAGAAGGATGTAACTGATGCAACATACACACCTACAACTGGTATCTTAGAATTAACGATTGGATCTCATAGCTATACATCTGCTGATACAATTATTATCGCAGCAAATTCTCTATCATTTACTTGCACTAAGGATCAAGATCAAACTACTCACACATATCCTAGATCTACTGACCCTGTATATAATACGTCTCTTCCAGTTATATCTGCAACTGGTACAACAATTACAGTTAACGTTGGTGCAGTAACTGGATGGAAGACATATCCTAGAGCAACTGACCCTGTATCTGGATCAAATATTGCTATTATAGGTACAACCACAGATACCATTACTATAAACGTAGGTCCAGCACCTATCGTAAATCATAATGTTACGAATGCAACTTATGATGCAGTATCAGGATTGATGGAAGTGACTATCGGTAGTCATAGTTTGACTGCTAACACAAGTGTTAGGATTGCTGATAATTCATTAACATTCTCTTGTTTGATGGATGGTAATTCTTCTGATAAGACTTATCCTAGAGTAACTGATCCTGCATATCAAACAGCTGTTAACATTACTGCTGTAACAGCAACAACAATCACTTTAGATGTTGGTGCAGCACCTATCGTAAATCATAATGTTACGAATGCAATTTATAATACAGGTACTGGTGCAATTGAACTAACGATTGGTAGTCACTCCTTATCAGAAGGAACTGCAATTAGAATTGCTCCTAATTCATTGACATTCACTTGTTTGATGGATTCTAATGGCACTACTCACACATATCCTAGATCTACTGACCCAGCATATAATACTGCTCTTAATATTGATGGAGTAACTGCAACCACAATTACAGTCCATGTTGGTCAGTCTGTTGGTAGACCTAATGCAGGTATTACCTATACCCCTTATAGTGAGATTGATCATAGTGGTTACGATGGTAACGGTATTACTGCTGACCCATCACCTAACGATCCGTACGGCACTAACGGTGCTAACCAGTCCAACAATGGCACTGACAACTGCAGCGATGTCCAAGCATCAATTACCACTCTCTATGATGTGGTTGATGAAACTCTGCTGAATGGCACGCTGGTTGACCTCCCCAGTGAGTCCTTTGGATCTTATTCTCCTGGTCAAATCAAGTGTCGTCGTGACATCGGTCTAATGATCGATGCTTTGGCAGAAGACATTTCTCAGGGTGGTAACTATAACATCATCGAATTCACTAAGAAGTATTTCGATGCTGTTGGAGCACCTATTACTAACGGTCTAATCGGTGAGTATGCAGAATCTTTGACTGCTATCGATAAGGCAATGCACTTGTCATTCCAAGCAATCAACAACCTTCTATATTATCAAGTCAATACCAGAACCTTATCACCAGGTTTGATGCTGAAGGATCCTACCACATATCAAGGATCTTACAGCGGTGGTGAGGCAGATCTGGAAGAATTTGATGTGTCTGATGCAGTCTACACACCTGCAAATGGTCTAATGGTTATTACCATTGGCAATCACACACTGACAACTTCGGATACTGTTACGATCCGTCCACACTCTCTGACGTTTACTTGTGCTGCCGATAACGATGAAACTCTCCACGCCTATCCTCGTGCTGGAGATCCTGCATTCAACACGGCTCTTGCTATTAGTGCTAAGACTGCTACTACAATCACAGTTGACATTGGATCAACTCCTCTAGTCCAATACACCCCAACTGATGCTTTATACGATCCAGCAACGGGTGACATGGAATTGACTATCGGAGCACACTCTCTTCAGTTGAATGACTATGTGACCATTGCCAACGATTCCTTGACATTAACATGTGATATGGATGCTAATGGCAGTACTCACTTATATCCTAGATCTACTGACCCTGCATCTGGCAAGCGTCTGTTTATCCATGGTACTACTGCAACTACCATTACTATTAATGTTGGTGCATCTCCTGATGATCATCAGTATGTCCACGATTTCGTTGTTGCTGCTGCTGGTGCAGTCAGTAGTGGTGGTGGATATGTACACACATTTGTCAAGGCACTGGATAATGCAATCTTCACTGGCGGTGGCACAACTGCCAAGTATTTCGACCCCAATTACGATTCAGGCCGAAATGAAACAATCCAGAATTGTGCTAATGTCCAGGCATATATCGCTACGCTCGTAGACATCTCTACGACTGCGATTACAGCACAAAATCTTAATAATATTAACGCTCTCGCGAGCATCACTGACGGCACATTCGTTGCTGGCGAAAATATCCGCACAACGAAGATTGCATATAAGGATCGCTCTGGTGGTTTGTTTATTGTTGGCGACACCATTACTGGTGTTACCAGCGGTGCAACATTTGAAGCAATCGGATCTAACTCTGGTCTGAAGTGGATCTTTGCCGATGCTATCACAGGATCCTTCCAAGATGGTGAGTATGTTACCAACTCCACCACTGCTAACCAAAACGGTGTTTCTCTAAGTGTTATTCAGAAATACAAGAGACTCAGTGGTGAAAAATCTATCAAATTCCCAGCTACTGGATATCTGGTTACTAGAGATAGTTACGACTTCTCCTTCGGCAACACTGCAGACTTTACCGTCCAAGGTTGGGTTAGAGCAGATAATCTAAGCACCACACAACATCTGTTTGACTTCCGTCGTCTGTCTGTTTCCTCTGGTTTGAGAATTACTCTTCAGACTAACGGTGCAATCACAGTTTACAATGGCACATCTCAACTGCTGACTGGTGGCACGCTGGTTGCTAACAACTGGCATCACGTTGCAGTTGTCAGGACTGCTAGCGTCTTGCAACTCTATGTTGATGGCGTGCAGGTTGGTGGTAACTATGCCGACACTAATGATTATGGTTATGCTGCCATCTACATCGGTGCTGACTTCAACGGTGCTAGTCAGTTTACTGGTTACATGGACAACGTGGTTGTTAAGAATGGACAGTCCGACTTCAATACTGGATTTGTGCCTCCTACTCAGATCGACTACTCTAACCAGTATGTTGAGTTTGGTCTTGATGGTGAGCAACCATTCGTCATAGATAATCAGGAAACATATGCTATCTACACTGGTCAGCGTATTTCTTCTGCTGCTGTCAAGGAACTTAACTACGATCAAAACTTTGCGATCATTGAAAACGTTGACCTAGGTAGATCAGATCACAGAAACTGTGCTGATATTATCGACCTCAACGCTGCATGGATTGCTGAAGAGGCAGTCGGAAGAATGGAAGCAGCATTCCCTGATTTTGTCGTCCCTGGCAACAACGTGGCCGAAGGCACATACCAAGGTACCAACAACTGTGTCAGGGATACTAAAGACTACATCATCGGCGCTCTGGTCAAGGACTTGAGAGACGGTGGTAACTACAACTCTCTTTATACCGCTCGTACTTACCTTGAGGCATCAGGCAAACTGAAGCATGTTAGTAACGAGATTCTGCAAACTCTGTATGCATGGGATCAGGCATTTGTCCTTTGTAAGTATGCAATTACTACAACTGACATAGATCTGAAGGGTGTATATACTCAGAGATTGAGAATTCCTAATAACTTCTCTTCTCCTGCATCCCAATCCATCCAGGATGAGTTTGATACTTTGGGTCGTGAAGTACTAGAAGTCTTGGCACCTAATCCTAATATCTTCAGAGACACTGGTGTCTTGATCTGGAAAAACCGCGACTATATCGCAGAAGAAGTTGCTGGATATATTCTCGATAAGTATGAGATTGATTTTAACGGCACTCTCACACAATTCCACATCATTCCTGGTGGTGGTCGTCCAACCTGTGAGAGAGATATTAAGCAATTCATTCTCCCTGCTGTAATTGCTGACCTTTGCACTGGTGGCACATACAACGTGGAATTACTTATTGATCAGTATTTGGATAATCAAGACAACATCCTCCATGTTGAGCATGAGTTGAATCCAATGCTTGATGCATTTGAGCACGCTAAGTATCTCACACAGAAAGCAGGTAACAACTTACTCCTTTCTCCTGGAGAAGTTGCTGCAGACTTTGGCATCCCAGCATGGACACAAGAAGATTATCACACACCCCTGTTTACTGCTCGTGGTGCATTTAGAGATGATACCATCACTATCGATGATGAAGGATATCCTCAGGATAGCGTTTCCAACTGGAATCGTTATAAGGATGCTACCAATGCTATCAAGGCAAATATTGATCTGATTGCACATGAAGCAGTCGAGACAATGAATGATATGTCCAAGTATGCCCTATTCAAGATCAATGGTGGTCCTGTTAACTGTAGTGATGACGTTAAGGATGTCCTTAATGCTCTTACCCATGACCTCAACTACAACTGTAATGAGAGGACATGGGATGCAGCAAGTCTCTATGTTGAAACAGAGGATAACTCACTGAAGCATATTGAAGACGATTGGGAAGCAACTGTCACTGTCATGAAACTTGTCAGAGACATGGCAACCGTAACCATGAGAAATGGTTTTGGTAGAGATTACATTCCTGGAAATGATCCTGGTAATGTTGATCTTTCCTCGTTCGAAGCAAACTCCAGAGAGCAAGTCTTTGCTGATTGTGCTGATGCTATTGATACAAACATTCGTTGGATTGCTGAGCAAGCAGTTAAGGCAGGCACCACACAGTATCCTTCACTAAGTATCAACGGTGGATCTAGTGCAATGTGGTGGAAGGAGTTTACTCCAACCAATGCAACTTATGCTGCTGCCGCTGGTGTATTGACTCTTACAATTCCCAATCATGGATTGAATATTGGTGAGCATATCAGTATTGCAGCAGATGGTCTTATCTTCACTTGCAGCATGGATAGTTATGGATCTAACCATTCATATCCACGCAATACCGACCCTGCTTATGAAAAACGTATTGTAATTGTAGATGCTGATGTAGATACAATCTCAGTTAATATAGGTCCAACACCTACTGTTAATCATGACGTAACTGATGCAACATACACACCTACAACAGGTGAATTGGTATTAACAGTTGGTACTCATAGCATTCCTGCTCCAACAACATATACTCCTACTGATGTTGCATACGATCCTGTCAGTGGTATATTGACATTTACTCATACTGCTACTGGAGGAGCATTTGAAAATGGACAAGTAATCAAGATTGCTGATGATTCATTAGTATTCAGTTGTGATGCTCCTATGGGTGATCATGCATTTGTAGAAGGAGCTCCAAATGGTATCCTTGATAACTTAGGTGGTAATTACACTGCAGTTACAGGTACAACATATACTCCTGCAACTGGTGATCTAGTATTAACAATTGGAGCACACAGTCTTACAACTTCAAATACAGTTACTATTGCTAACAATGGTGTAACTTTCACTTGTGATGCTGATAATAATGCAACCAACCACTCATATCCAAGAGCAACTGACCCTGCATCTGGACAAACATTGGCAATTACTGGTGCAGACCAATCAGGTGGCACAATTACAGTTAACGTTGGTATTGCTAACGCTAATATTCCAAGTGGAAACCAAGGAACATACCCGCGTGCCACTGATCCTGCAAGAGGTAAGTGGTTAACTATCTCTAATGCAACTGCTACAACATTTGATGTTAATGTTGGTGAAGGTAACGTCATTAGCACACATACATTCGTTTCTGCTGCAACAGGTGCTATCACTAAGTCCAACTCAAGAATTAAGATTGGTGATAGTAAGTTATCCTTCACATGTGATTACAATGGTGATGGTAATACTACTGTTAAGTCTTATCCTAGAAATACAATTGATACTGCTTCTGCAACAACAGGTACATCATACGATTCATCAACTGGTCTTCTTAAGATTACTACTGATAGTGCTCATGGATTCCAGAATGGAGACTTTGTTAAGTTTGACGATGACTCATTAGTATTCAAGTGTGATGAAGATAGTTATCAAACTGAGCACACATATCCACGTACAACAGATCCTGTTAGTGGAGAGTGGATCAAGATTGATAACGTAACTTCAAATACATTTGAGGTTAATATCCTTCAGGGAACAACTCCAACGAATACAACAACTCATATATTTGTAGAAGGAGATCCAAATGGTATCAAAGCTAAGCGTGACAGAGCATACGACCAAGGCATTGCTGTTATTGGTACATCTGCTACCACAATTACAGTTAACGTTGGTATCTCATCCGACATAACCACACACAACTGGGCAGGTGGTACATCTGTTAATGCTATACAGTCTGCTGGAATATACACTCACCAGTTTGTATCTGCAGTTACTGGTGCAATTCGCTATGGATGGAGTGATGGTGGAGAGCAGTTTGCTCCAACAGGTGCCACATATACAGCATCTTCGGGCGATATGGTCTTTACTATCCCCAACCATTCCTTCAACGTTGGTAATAGAATGTCTATTGCTACCGATAGTTTGATCTTCACTTGCTCTCAGGATGCTAACGGTAGTGAGCATTCCTACCCACACAAGGGTGATCCAGCATACGGCACAACAGTTGGAATTACTGCAGTTGGCACGACTACTCAAAACGTCAGCTCTGCGTCGTATGATGCAGTTTCAGGTCTGGTGACCATCAATACAAGTGGTGCTCATGGATTGTCAACTGGCAACAGAATCAAGCTTGCCACTGGATCTCTGAGATTTACTTGCACTCAGGATAATAATGGTAGCAACCACAACTATCCTCTTTCCACAGACCCTGCTGCTGATAAGTGGTTAATTGTTAGTGTTGTAGATTCTGACACATTCACCTGCTATGTGGGTGTTGCTGCAATTGCAAATCAGTATACACACACATTCGTGAGTGCTGTTGCTGGTGCAGTTATTAAGCAAGATGGTCAGGTTACAGTTAACGTTGGCGCATCTCCTGCTGGTCAGCAATACACTCACACATTCATAGGGTCTGCACCAGATTCAATTACTTCTGCTGGAAGTATTGATTGTGTCCATGATGTAACTGATATCCTCAGAGCACTGGTCTTCAACCTCAAGTATGGTGGAGATAACTGGATCAACTGGGTATCTGAATTCTATACAACATACAGTGGATCTCTCGCACACGTTACATCTCTGGCAACAGAGGTAAATTGGATTTTAGGTGAAGCAAAGACACTGGTGAAGCGTGCAATGCGTGGTCAGATTATTAGTAACGTTGCAAATTATGGTGGATCTCTTGAGGCAGAAGGTGGACAATCATTTAGCAATGCAGTCCCCAAACCTACTACGGTTCTTCTCAATTCTTCACCGGATACTGGTATCGATATTGGATCATACAATAACCTCATCACTCGCACATTTGTTAATGGCAATATCGCAATCGAGAATCAACCAGCATCTTCAACAGGTCAAACGAATGATGAAGATTTAGTCTGCTCATGTGTTACTACCCTTCCTGCTGGCACACCTACTGACGGCGTGCTCTGGGAAGGTGGTGGAAGTGGTCGTGGATCATGGATCGGTTTCAGAGACAGCGGCACATACCTCCGTCTCCGTGCTGGTAATGGTGCTAACTCCTATGCGGGTGGTGCATCTAATTCCTCAGATAACGGTCTCGCACTGCTTGATGTCCAAGTCTCCAATCTATCAACTTACTTTGATGGTGGTGAGCATGAGATTACTTGGGAGATCAGAGTTGGTGGCACTGCCGCTTCTGGAAATGGTCGTGTCAAACTTTGGATTGACGGTAACGAAGTCGGATCTGCTGAAACCCCTAGTCTAAACGTTGGTCTTGGTGAAGCTGCTGGTGAATGGTCAGACACTAATGATGGTGGTTTTGGTGCTACAGCAGGTAATGTCCCACAAGGAGAGCCTACAGCAGCATGGGCATACACAACAGGTGATATGTCTTACTTCAGATCACGTCTGGTTGATCCTGACTATACAGGTAGTGAATCAGATGACGTTTCAACTGAAATTGATACTCTGATGGCACTGGTTACAGATGCAATTAGCAATCCTGGTAACGTTGCAAATCGCACTAGCAGTCTACCTAGCATTTGGCCTATTAAATATACTCCTGATATTATAGTCAGAGACACTGGTCTTACATATGATGGTGCTTCTGCTGAATGGAATCAGACTTGTGCTGAAGTTGCTTCTGCTATTGATACACTCATTGAGATCTATATTGAGACAATTGAAAACGCAGCAATCAACAACACGAATCAGTTGAATACCATCGTTAGGACAACTAGATCTACAAACTACACAAACACACAATATCAAGCAGGCACATGTGAAGGACCACAATCTGCAATTGACACTTTGTTTGACATCATGTCAGATACTCTTGGTGCTGGTTTTAATACCGACAGAGTAATTGCTAATATGCTGCTCTTTAACCAAGATGCTATCGCACAGAGAGCATATGATGAGACTGTGACTTACTACGGCACCACTAACATGACCGTGGACTTCTGTGCTGACATCCTTAAGGCAGTCAGATATGACATGATCACTGGCGGTAACGCAGGTGCATTTGGACTGGTCCAAACCTGGTTTGATGGTGAAGGTAGCTTCATTGCATTCCAAGATGTGTCCCGTATACACCTGATTTATGCAAATACTCGCGTGCGTGAGTATATCAAGTCTGTGTTGTATCAGTTGACTGAAGATCCTGGTTGGGCAACCTACAATACCTATCAGTTAGGTATCAATGGTCGCTTAGATTACAACCGTGAGGCATCTGAATTTATCATTGACTCTTCACTCAACGCTATTGAGTATTCATTAGAAACATCTGAATTCCCAACAGAAGGTAGCGTTACTTGGGTCCCAAGTAGCGATGCAGTTAACATCAGCACCAAGTATGAATTGGGTTATGACTATAACACCGATCCTGCTCTGGTTATCCTGACTCCTATCGTCCCTGTTGGTTTCGATCGCGCTGAGTATAGAGTTAGAATCAACCGCACAAACTCCTTCCGTCGTGGCGATATCCTCCAGTATATCCCAGCATCTGAGACCTCAGTCGCAGCATTTGCTGGTCAATCTTACTGGTATGTGATCACTGCCACTCCACAGTGGTTTGAGGTTGGTGCTCACTACATGCACGATGGTAGATTTAGAAAAATTGAAGTTGACACTACCAACACTGGTCAGCAGATCTTCGCTATCGTCAGACGTAGTGGCATTGCTAGACAGACTCCACTCTTCCCCGCAGATCCTTCGCAGACTCCTATTCAGGGTGGATTCAACCCTGCAGATGTTATCTACGGCACCACGTCTGAATCTTCATCTGAAGTTAGTAGCATCTCACTCAACCAAGCAGAGATCAATAGAATCTACACTCGTTTTGAATTGAATAATGTAAGTCAGAATCTGGGTGTTTATGAAAACTTCACCGATGGTGAAATTATTAGAGTCAATGGAAACTCAGCAATCAATGGTCAACTCATACAAACTGGTAAAACTGATTCAAGTGGTCTAAACTTCGCCAACTTGATCAATGTTGCAGGCGTCGTTAACGTGGGTGATACTCTGGTTGGTGATGACAGCGGCACAACTGCTGATGTTGCTTCCTTCGATTCTCGCATGTTAATTAACGTCGAGAGAGGAGCATTCGCACAAGGCGATTGGTTGTTTGATAAGAATTCTGCTGTTGAGGCATACGCTAACGGATACCTCAATAAGTCTGGATCTCTCACAGGTAATGACGGTGGTCGTATTACGATTGACGTTGAAACCATTGGAGATGCATGGGATACTGGCGATATCATCTACGGTAGCGTCACTGACTACATCCTTGAAATTGAGGGTCTCTCTGGCACGCAGATTCAACTTAACCAGTATATACATGGATCCAACATCTATCAGTTGGAGCTTGGCACTGCGATTATTGATACGGGCATTTCTGATACATTCCGAGTGGGTGATGAGATTGTCCTCCTGCAGGGCACCACACTAAAGGATCCTGGTTTCAGGGCAACAGTCACAGAATACATCAACGGCGTAAATGCAGATCCTTCTGATCCAATTTATGGCATCCATCGCTTGTTTATTGGTAACCTGATTCCTGTGGGTATTGGTGCTGACATCTCTGAAGTTATTCAGGGCACTAATAACATTGGTAAACTTGATTTGGGATCCAACTTCCCAAGCATCTATGCCAACGTTGTTGCATACACGGATACTGCATATAACTCTTACGGGCGCGTGGCTGCTATTGACCAGCAAGGCATTACAGCAACCGTCTGGTTGGAAAATGTCAAGGGTGACTTCCTTAACAATATGACCGTCGTCTCCGACTATGGTTGGGGTGGTGCGATTTCTAAGGCACGCACGCTTGAGGGTCGCGTTGATCGTTACTTCCGTGGTTTCGACGGTGATCAGACTCAGTTTGATCTCACGATCAGCAATGGTGAAGCATACTACCCAGATCCTGCTGGTCACATGCTCATCTTCGTCAACGGTATCCTGCAACCTCCTGGTGGTAACAACTCCTACGTTGCATTCTCCGATAAGATTAACTTCTCTGAAGCACCCGAAATCGGATCTGAATTCGTTGGTTACTACGTTGGTAAACTTCGCCAGATGGATGATATCAGTTTCGAGTTTGACTCGTTACGCTCGTCCTTCAACCTCAGACGTGAAGGTTTATTCTACTCGCTGACACTGACTGAGGGTGTTTCTTCCAACGTGATTCGCCCAGAAAACAACATCATTATTTCACTCAACGGTATCATTCAGGAACCTGGCGTTGCATACGAGCTCGTCGGATCTAGAGTCATCTTCGCTGAAGTGCCTCGCGCAGGATCAACCTTTGTTGGATTCTCCTACATTGGATCTGACACTGACGTGATCGCTGCAACCGTTGTGCCACCTGTGGAAGCAGGTGACAAACTTGAGATTGATGGTGAAGAATTCGCTCGTGAAGTTGCTCTGATCGAATCTTCCAACTCACTGATCACCTTTGAATACACAGGATCCGTTAAGGGTCGTAACGCTGCTGCACTTGCCCAGATCCGCTCTGGTCAGTTGGAAACTGCAATTCTCACCAACTCTGGTGATGGTTACACCTCACGCCCCAACGTGGACGTGATTTCATCCTCTGGTTTCGATGGTCGTATCAAGGCACTCATGGGTATCACACGCATTGACGTGAAGACGCCTGGTGTTTCTTATCTGCAACCATTAGTCCAGATTGATAACATTGTCCCAGACGACTTTGTTAATCCTTCGGGCACGCCGGTCAATGGTGGTAGAGATATCTACAACGCTGACGAGGCAGGTGGTGGCACCACTACAATCGATCCTGGCGCGATTACGATTTCTCAGGATCCTGTAAACGTAACAGTTAACCAAGGTCAGACTGCATCCTTCACGGTTGCTGCTACTGTCTCCAACAGTCAGCAACTCAACTACCAGTGGCAGAAGAAGGAATACGGCACTCAGACCTGGAGTAACATCATCGGTGCTAACCAGTCAATATACAACACCAACGATGCCGCTCAGGCAGACGATGGTGACGAATACAGAGTTGCAATTACTGCTGCAGGTGCTACACCTGTTTACTCACTGTCTGCTATCCTCACGGTCCAGACTGGTGCTACTGTGATTAGCAACTTCACTCCAACTCAAATCTTCGACGACATCTAAATAAAAGTAAAACCATGGGGGCAACTGCAAGTTATAACGATGCCACTGACATTCTTACAGTAGAGGCGGATGGTCTTCCTTCTCCTGTAGGGTTTGGCACGTTTCCTAATGCCAACAACCCAAACACAGTAACGGAGCAAGATTTCGATCATGCTTTTACTTACCGTGGTGGGTCCTTTGGTATTAGTCGCACATTCGATACTAACGCTTGGAATCAAGACGGATTCATTAGGTCTATAGTCATTTCTGTTAATGATAACTCATTGTTTAACAATGAGATTCAGGTGGGTGACAGACTTATGTTTACCTTCAGTGATGGTATTAAAAGGGTATTCCTTTATAAGGGCACTACTTTTACCTCCATCGAAGATGAGTGTTGGTTAGCAACATCCGATAGAATTGACCTTATTATGAGAGACCAAGAGTCTCTAACTAGCGGCACTTATGAGTATTATGATGAAAGAAATGGTCGAAGCGCAACTCCACTAGGTACTATTGGTATTGCCGCTAATGGCGTTGCTTTGTTTAGTCCTTCTGCTGGTACTGGTGGAAACCCCCCAGTAGGATTCAGTTGGAATGCTCATTACCCACAATCTCCTGTAGATTTTGGTGAGGATGAGTGTGGTGGTCATCCTGAGCAAAGTGGTCAGTATCATTATCATGATACACACTTCTTGGATTGTTGGCGAGATGGGTCCTCGATGGCAGGATACAATGATTATTATGGCACTACACAATATAACGGCGATAACTTGAGACATCCTGATGGTCATTCTAAGATCATCGGTATTGCATTTGATGGATTCCCAATTTATGGTCCATATGCTTATACATCACCATGGGACAATCTGACTTCTCCCAAAATTATGAAGTCTTCTTTCTCAACTTTATCAGTTGAGGCAGCAGGTAGACCTGACTATGGTAACACCATCGCAAACCCCCCTGCAGGCGCTCTGGTGCAGGACTGGGAGTATGTTGAGGCAACTGGTGACCTAGACCTTCATAATGGTAGATTTTGTATTACTCCAGAATTCCAGAATGGCACCTATGCATATTTCTTGTCTGTAGATCCAGACAATATTGATGCCCCTGAGTTTCCATACATGATTGGAAGCTCTACTAGAGAGACAATTAATACAAACTTCACACTACAAGCACCTGTCGCTCCACCCAGTGGTGGCGGTAATGGAGGTGGAGCACCTTCAATTCTGGTGTTTAACAGCCAACCTCAGAATGCTACAGCAAATCCAGGAGAGACGGCAACGTTTACTGTGCAAGCAGAGATCAGTCCAGAAAATGGACCTATTGCTTATCAGTGGTATCGCTCCACAGATGGCGGTTTCGCATTTGCTGCTATTACAGGAGCAACTACAAACTCATATACACTCAGTACTCTTGGATACATGACGGGATATAGATTCCGTTGCCGTATCATCGGTCCTCTGGGAGTATCGACTCAAGCAGAAAACTCACCACTTGATTCCAATGCAGCAGTATTGACTGTTACTGGATCTGGTGGTGGAAGCGGATCTACCGCTAATAGATTCGATAGCACGCAGAGCACTCTTGACTCTACGTCACAAACCTTCGATGGCACCTAAATAACACTGTAGAAATCTACCAACCATGGCAAAGCAAAATCTTAGTATTGGATCGTCAGCAAACGACGGGACAGGTGATAGTCTCAGAGATGGTGCTATCAAACTGAATAGCGTTATTGACGAGCTCTATACCGCTCTTGGTAATGACACCAACCTGCTGGTGAATATTGGCAGTCCTACCGCAGGACAATTAATGAAATGGGATGGATCTCAATTTGCTGAGGGAAATTTTGATACGTTAACTTCAAGTTTAGACGTTGGTGGATTTGAGATTGGATCTACTGATAATGGTGATGTAGTCATCAAACCTCATGGTAGCGGTGATATTAAGTTTTGGGCAGGTGGCACTGGAAGTGCTCTGACATATATTGATGGCGCAGACGGTAAGTTAAAGTATACAAACCATTTTGCCCAAACAGCAGATCTTCCTGTTGCAGGAGATCATCATGGTATGTTTGCACATGTCCATGATCAAAGTCATGGATACTTTGCACATGATGGTGCTTGGGTTCAACTAATTGATAGTGGATCTTCTATCGGTGAGCTTACCGATGTTGACATGACAGTCGGCGGTGGTCCTTCTGATGGTCAGGTCCTTAAGTGGTCTGCTACCAATAGTTATTGGTATCCAGACAATGATGCTACCGCATCTGGTGGTGGTGGAGGATCTACACAAAATTTATTTGAAGGTATCAATGCTGATACGGGGTCTACTACAGCGAGTGCTGCTACTGATGTGCTTACTGTGGCTGGTGGCACAAATATCTCCACATCTATTGCTGGAGATACGTTAACAATTGACATGACGGGGACATTAGGTGATGTTGACCAAAATCTCTTCTCTACTATCGGATCTGATTCGGGATCCAAGACGGCTAATTCCACTACTACTACTGTTAACCTTATTGGCGGTACTGGGATCTCCACTGCTGTTTCTGGTGATAATCTGACGATTACCAATGATTCACCAAACACAGATCAAAACATTTTTGCCACAGTAACTGGTGATAGCGGCACTACTACTTCCAACTCCCCTACTGAGTCGTTAGCAGTTTCTGGTGGAAATGGTATTACTACCACTGCATCTACAAACTCAGTTTCGATTGCTGCAGATTTATATCTTGCTAGTGGTCAGACTCTATCAGAGAATCAGAGTTTCATTACTAATGCAAGTGGTGAAGTTGAAGCGGTTGCTTCTGCTGCTGTTGGTTTTGAGATTTCTGGGACATCAGGCGGTGGATATGACCTCAGCAACAACGGATGGACTGGAACTGGAAACCCAACCATCTATGTCTATCGTGGTTTCACATATAGATTTAACAACACCACAACATCTGCTCACCCATTTGCTCTGAGACAAACAAGTGGTGGATCTGCCGTAACCGCTGGTGTGAGTGGATCACAGGAGGGTGTCCAATATTGGACTGTGCCTATGACTCTTGCAGCAGGCACAACATATGTCTATCAATGCACCGTTCATCCTGGAATGGTCGGTAATCTCGTGGTCGTCTAATGACAAGAACAGTCCCTGGATCTGGTGCTTCAATTGTCCCCATATTTAATAGTATATTCGGGGTAAGAGAAGTTTATGTTACTGCAGGAGGTAGTGGGTATGATCCTGCTGATCCCCCTAGACTCCGTGTCGGAAATTGTGGCACACCTATCAGAGATGCGGTTTTAAGACCTGTCATTGAAGGTGACAATGGTGAGATCACTGCTGTAGAAGTATTGGATCCAGGCGAAGGGTATGATCCCATGCGTCTGGAAATTACTGATGAGAATGCAAGTGTGCCTGCTGAAGGTAAGATCTTCCTGAAGCAAGACGGTGGTATTGACCTCATCCAAATGACTCAGTTTGGTGATGAATACTTTGCTGCTGAAGCAGAAGTTAAAGGTGGTGGTGGATCTGGATCTGAGTTAGTGCCTATTACAGGTCTAGTTACAGGTCTTGCTATTGAAGAGTTTGGTAGAAACTATACCGAAGAAGATGTCAATATCATCATCTCAGGTGGTGGTGGACAAGGTGCAACTGGTGTTGCTGGTGTCAATCCATTTGGTAAAGTTACTGCAATTACCCTTACCAATTCTGGTGAGTTTTTTGAAGATCCTCCTCTAATTCAAATTATTGGTGGTGGTGGATCTGGTGCTAGTGCTTCGGCATTTATTAATCTTGGTACTATTACAACTATTGACCTCCTAGCAGGTGGTGATGGTTATGTAGTTGCTCCTCAGGTTATCTTTACAAGAGATACAAACCTAATTAAGACTGCAAGGAACAGACAGTCTCTAAACTCTGTTGTTTACAATTTGTCAGGTATTCTGGCTGACGTGACCACTGGTGATGAAACTATTCACGTTGAGTCCACAGCACCTTTTCCTGGATCTGGTAAATTCCTTCTTGGTAGAGAAATTGTTAGATATACAGGTAAAACTGCCACAACATTTGATGGATGCGATAGGGGCACAAACTTTAGATTTGACCAAAAGATAATTCTTGATACTCTCCAAAATGATCCCAATACTGGAGACACGCTTTATGATTTCCAAGTTACTGACAAAGTTAGACGTGTTGTTGAAAATGCAAGTAACAGAGTCGCTATCGTTTATGATTGGGATGAAACTGAAAGAGCATTATATCTGACATTCCAAGTTGATGAGTTAGCATTTATTGATGCTGGCAGATCAAGCGAGAAGTCTCAAATTATTGCATTCTTTGCAGGTACTTCTGGATCAACTGCAACTGGTGTCGTACCACATACTTTGGTTGAGTTAGAAGGCAGCGAAATTGTTGCATTTACTTCACCTCTGTCAGTTATTCAAAACTTTAAGTTTGAGGATGATGATGAAGAGTATGTTGATGCTCAGGGTGTGCAGCAGTTTGGAGATGGTATTCCCGACCTTCTGAATACTGGCACAGATTATGAAGACCAGATTAATCTAGATGGGGGCATTGCCTCGTCTAAATATGGTATTGAGGAAGAATTAGGTGGCACCAACACCACGCTCTTCCAGATTGGTGATCAGATCTATGATGGCAGTCCTAACCAGTTAGTTGCTACTATCCAGTCTGCTGGTGCTTTGGGAGATGGTGATGCCCATATCTCTACTGCAACTATTATTATTGAATACATTAGTGCATCTCTGTTTAACATCCCAACAGCGGGTGGTGAAGAGACTGTTACTGGACAGACATCAGGCGTTGCAGCAACAACTACAAATAGAAGACTTGGACCTAAAGATGGTCAATTCTATCTAGATGTTAAGTCGATTCAAGATAATGATCCAACTTACAAATTTACTGTTGGTGAGACAGTGCAAGGATACTCTTCTGGTGCCCAAGCAAAAATCATCGCAGTTGAGTATAACAACTTCCTCAGAAATGAGGGTGAGTATTAACCCCATAAATAAATCTATAGGATAATTGGTAACAAATGGCGCTACTAACCGACCAATTTAGAATTTTTACTGCTAGCCGACTGATCAAGTCTCTGCAAGGTCCCGATCCTGCTCAGACTGATAGTGAAGCTGGAAGTAGTCGTGATCGTCTGTATGTTTTCATCGGTCGTCCCCAACCTTGGGATAATGAGAATGCAGCGCCCGCTCCTGTGGACTCTTTCCAAGAGTTTAGTGATGACTTCTCTGACATGATCTCTATGAAGCGAGTGTTGGCGAATGATACTATTCAAGTTATTCGTAGGACTGACTGGATTCCTCCTGAGCAAACCACTGGTGGCTTGGGTTATGTTTACGATATGTATCGTCATGACTACAGCGCAACTAAAACCGCGTCTTCTGGTGCTACCAAACTTTATGATGCAGACTTTTACGTTGTTAACTCATCGTATCAAGTCTATAAGTGCATCTATAACGGGACATCCCCTAGTGATCCTAACGGTAAGCCTTCTACTGTTGAGCCTACGGGTACTTCAACTTCTATTATTACCACTGCTGACGGTTATCGTTGGAAGTATATGTATACGATCCCTGTGGGTCTCGTATTGAAATTCTTCTCTAACGAATACATGCCTGTGCTGAGTGACACCGCTGTGGTGTCTGATGCAATCGGTGGTGAGATTGATACGGTTATTATTTCATCCTCTGGTGCAGGGTATAACAATGGCACCTACGAGAATGTACCTATCAAAGGCGATGGTGTTGGCGGTCGTGTTTCTCTGGTTGTCGATGGGGGTCGCATTGTATCTGCTACTGTTACTTCGGGTGGATCAGGATACAACTTCGGTAAAGTCGTCATCGATGAAGTCAACGGTATCGGTGCAGGTGCAGGATCAGGCGGCACCGTTGAAGTGATAATTCCTCCAACTGTCGGTCATGGTGCTGATCCAGGGACAGAGATGGGTGGATATCGCGTCATGATTAACACCAAGTTTACCTATGCTGAGGGTAGTGGTGACTTCCCAACTGATAACGACTACCGTCGTATTGGTTTGGTGATCAACCCCAACAAATTCGGCACAACAGAATTGGCAGCAGATCTTACTCTGTCCGCCACAAAGTCAGTTATCTTTGCTCCTACCTTTACGGGTAACTTTGCTACTGACGAAATTATCACACAGTCTCGCACAATTGGTGGTCAGCAAGTGACTGCTCGTGGACGTGTGATCTCATGGAATAGCACAACCAAAGTGCTTAAGTATTACCAGAATAGAATCGATGGTGTCTTCCCTGAATTCACTGGTAGTTTGATTGAGTTTGAAGGTGGTAACCCTGTCGTGGGTGCAACATCTGGTGCATCTGCTGACCCTGATATTAACTTCCCAATTGTATCAGGTGCATCTACTCGTGTTATTAACAACACTGAGTATGACTTGGGTATGTCTTTTACCAACGGTTATGCAAAACCAGAGGTTGAGCCAAATTCGGGTCAGGTTATTTACATAGATAATAGAGGCGCGATTACTCGTGCTGGTGACCAAATCGAAGACATTAAGATCGTAGTAGAGTTCTAAACGATGCCCCAGAATACCAATCTAAATATTGCTCCTTATTTCGACGACTTCGATAAGGACAAGAATTTCTACCGAGTGCTATTTCGCCCTGGGTATCCTATCCAAGCGCGTGAGTTAACGACTCTACAATCGATTCTCCAGAATCAGATTGAATCCATTGGACAACACTTCTTTAAAGAAGGTGCAATGGTCATTCCCGGTCAGGTCGGTTATGACTTGAGTGTGCAGGCAATCATTCTGCAGCAATCCTTCCTGGGTGTCGATATCGAAACCTACAGGACTCAACTGCATGGTCAGGTTATTGAGGGCATCACGACTGGCGTGAAAGCAAAGGTCTTGTATTCAATTCCTGCTTCAGAATCTGAGCGTGGTTACCTCACTCTATACGTTAAGTATATCGAATCTGGTGATACAGTTTCTGACACCGCCACTAAAAAATTCCAACCAAACGAGCAGTTACTTGCTGAAAACGAAATTACTTTCGGCACAACACTGATCGAAATCGGATCACCATTTGGACAGCTGCTGCCCGTTGACGCTACTGCGATTGCATCTGCTGCATACATTAACAATGGTGTGTACTTTGTTAGAGGTCACTTTGTTGATGTCCAATCAGCAAACCTAATCCTTGAGCAATATAGCAATAACCCCTCTTATAGAATTGGTCTGGAAGTTAGTGAATCTATTGTTACCCCTGAAGACGATCCGTCACTGAATGACAACGCTGCAGGCACTTCAAACTACTCAGCACCTGGCGGTCACAGATTTAAGATTAAGACCACTCTTGTCAAGAAAGCAATCAATGATTCGACTGACAAAAACTTCGTTGAGTTACTACGAATTAACAACAGTAAAGTTGAGCAGTTTGTTGATCATACTGCGTATTCAGAGATGGAGAAGTCGATCGCACGTCGGACATATGAAGAGTCTGGTGACTATGTTATCGACACTCCCATTATTACACCAAGAGAATGTCTTGATGATGGTTTTAATAACGGGGTCTACACTGTTTCTCAGACAAGTCAGCAAAACAATACTCCTACAGATGATCTCCTAACCTATGAGATCTCTCCTGGTAGAGCGTACGTTAAAGGATACAGGACTGAATTCCTTACACCTCAGTATATTGACGCTCCCAAACCTAGAGATTTCTCCTGTGTAGAAAATGGAATTATCCATTTTAGACTAGGTAACTTTGTTAAGGTCTACGAGCAATATGGTTGGCCTAACCTGACTGGTGAGGGTGTGACTGATGCATACCAAGTTATCGAATTGTATGATGACTGGATTCCTGGGGCATCCAGCTCAATTGTCGGTAACCAAATCGGTCGTGCTCGTGTTGTCCAGGTACAGATCGATCAGGCAGACCAGTATGACATGTGGTTCTTTGACCCACAGATGTTTACTGCTATTAACTTGGCAGCTGGCGCTAACACTGTTAATGTTGGTGATGTGCTACAAGGTCGCAGCTCTGGTTCTCGTGGTTTCGTTGCTGAATCAGGAAGCCTTGGTGCCTGCCGTCTAGAGCAGGTCTCTGGTAGTTTCCTTAACAATGAAGTTATTGAAAGAGATGGTCGTGTTGTTGGCACACTGGAAGCAGCACATACCTATAACCTGTCTGATGTCCGCCGTTGTGTTGGTAGAAATAGTAGCAACGCTGTAGATTTCGCTGCAAACTGGTTGCTAAATGATGCAGCATCTATTGAGTCCTCTACTGTTACTGTAAGTGGCACTGGTGCTCTTGCTACTGGTTTTAGGACCAAATTTGCACAGGATCTCCGTCCTGGTGATGTTGTTACTACAACTGCAGCTGGTCTAAATGGTGACAATACTCTAAGAATTAAGAGAGTTGTCCCCGCGCAGATCGCTACCAACACTGGCAACATCGCTACAGGTGGCACAGCAATCTTCGACTACCTCAACCAAACTGCTGTCCTGGATGCCACCCTTAAGAGAGGTAGTGGCAACGCTGACGGTGAGTATGCTGAGATGGTAAGGATGCGTCCTTTCATCTTCCAGAAAGACTATCAGAATGGTGAGTTGTCTATTGATGCACCTCGTACATCGATGAAGTCAATCTCCGACGAATCATTCTTTGTATACAGGACATTCGCTAACAAGACCGTTGTGTCTGGTGGTGTTACTGTGTCTCTGCCTGAATCAGAGCAGTTTGCATCTCTTGATGATGAAAACTATGTGTTGACGGTTGTTGCTGAGTCTGGATCCTCATACGCTGTTGGATCTAACCTTGACATTGATGCCCTCAATGACCTTGGCACACTGACTGTTACTTTCGGTGCTGACGCACAGTCTATTACCATCTCTGGTTTGACTAACGTCAACACTGTTAAGTTGACTGCTCTTATCTCTAAGAATATCGTCACCAGAAAGATTAAAACTGCCGCTAAGATGCGTGCATTGAAGGTGACTCGCACAAGAATTAACAATGACCAGACTAAGTTTGGTTTGGCATATGGTAATCTGTATGGCACCCGTATTGAAGATGAGGAAGTTTCATTTGCATTGAATGATGTCTATAAGATTCATGCTGTGTATGAGTCTGAGAATGATAACGATGCTGAATCACCCTACATGGTGTTGTCGGAATCTACTTTCTTTGATAATGGATCAGTTGTTGTCGGTAAGACCTCTGGTGCTCGTGGTCGAGTTATCCAGTTTGTCAATAGCACACTGAGACTGTACTTCGTTGCACTTAACGAAATTCCATTCATACCTGGTGAGACCATTGATGGTGTTGATGATGACGGCAATGCTCTGCAGGCAATTGTTGATGACTCTGAAGGATCTGTTTCCACAGGATCTAAAGTTATCACAACTCAGTTTGAATTGGAAGGTGGTCAGAAAGCACACTTCTATGACGTTTGTAAACTAACTCGTCTTCCTGGATTCTCCCCACCAATTCGTAAGATACTTGTGATCTTTGACTACTTCTTGCATGAGTCTTCAGGTGACTACTTCTCAGCTCAGTCTTACACTGGTATCATGTATAAGGAGATCCCTAAGAATAAACTGGATGGATCAATTAACTATATCCGTGACCAGATTGACTTCCGTCCTGGTATCGGTGAATTAGCATCAGGCACAGGTACCATAACTGCACCGTATTATGTAAACTGTGCGTCACTTGATTTTGGATCTAGGCAATTTGACACCTCTGGTGGTGTTGGTGGATCTACCATCTTTGATATACCAAAGGTTAACACAGAATTTAGATGTGACTACTGCTTCTATCTTCCTAGAGCAGACAAGTTGTATTTGACACATGATAACCAACTTAAGATTGTCAAGGGTGTGTCCTCTGAGGATCTTCCTCATCCTGATAAGATTGATAATGCGATGCTTCTCGCAACGATTGAGATGCGTCCATATGTGTATGACGTTGAGCGTGATGTCCTGGTATATCCTGAGATCATCAAACGTTATACCATGAAGGACATTGGGGATCTGGAGACCAGACTCGCTCACGTTGAGTATTACACATCTCTGTCCCTGCTGGAAGTACAAGCAGATAACACTAAGACATACGATGATAATGGTTTTGACCGTCTGAAGAATGGTTACGTTGTAGACGACTTCACCGACCATACTGTGGGTGACGTATTCAGTGTTGACTATAAGTGCTCTATGGACTTTAAAGAGGGTCACCTCCGTCCTTCGCACTATACTTCTAACGTGCCCCTGCAAATTAACATGGGTGCATCCAGCAACGTCATTAAGACTATTGGAAATATGGTGATGCTGCCTTACGAGGATTTGGCAGTTATTACACAACCTTATGCATCTAGGACTGAGAATGTTAACCCATTCAACGTGTTTACTTTCATCGGTCGTATTGACCTAACACCTGCATCTGACGACTGGATTGATATCGAGCGTCTGCCTGCCCGTGTTGAAAACGTTGAAGGTGACTTCTCTGCTGTTGCTAGAGACCTTCAGATTGATCAGAATGGTTTTGCTCCTCTCCAATGGGGTAGTTGGCAGACCAACTGGACTGGTGAATCGATGCAATCAACCTCTCAAACTAGAAACAGGTCTGGTAGTTTCTCCTCTGGTGGTCGTAGACTCGGTAGATTGGGTCACGGTCAAGGAAGACAACCACTGTTTGTCCACGAAAGAAGGACATGGCGTGTTGTTAACAACCAAGCAAGGCAAGGTATTAGGACTCGTGTCACTCCCAAGATTGATCGCAAGTCTCTTGGTGATCACATCCTGTCACAAACAGCAATCCCCTGGATTAGATCCAGAAACATCGGTTTCAACATCGACCGTCTCAAGCCTCGCACAAGGATGTATTTCTTCTTCGATGGTGTCAATGTCAGCGGTTATGTGACTCCTAAAATTATTGAGCTTACTAAGTCTTCTACCCAAGATCCCAACTCTAACGAGACACCTTTCGTTGTTGGTGAAACTGTGGTGGGTCAGACCTCTGGTGTATGGTTAAAAGTTGCTCCTGCTAATGATGGACATAAGACTGACCCTTATGGTGTTGGTGCTACTGGACTTGCTGAGTCTTATGCATCACAAACCAACTTCCTGAATATTGATGTCCAGGCAATGGCAGAGACAGTCAACCCCAACTTCTACGGTAACATGAACGTGGGTGAAGTCCTTCTTGGATTGACCTCTGGCGCTCGAGCTGTTGTGAGAGACCGTCGTCTTCTTGCTGATAACGTTGGTAACCTTCAAGGTACTTTATTCATTCCTTCTCCTAAGAATGATTCCAACCCACGTTGGGCAACTGGCACAAGGACGGTTAGAGTCACAACTTCAGATACGAATGATAGGACTCCTGGAAATGTGGATTCCTCTGCAGACGCATCATACTCTGCGTCTGGCACCTTGCAGACTGTTAGAGAAAACATTCTTGCCGTCCGTAATGCTGAGATCGTCCGCGATACAGTTAACGATGAAAGGACTATTATTACAACTAGGACTGAGAGTCGTCAGATTGGTTGGTATGACCCTCTTGCACAATCCTTTATTGTTGATGAGGAAGGCGGTGTATTCCTGACAGGTATTGATATATTCTTCAGGACTAAGGACGCTAATATTCCTATCTCAATTCAGGTCAGAACCATGGAGAATGGTTATCCTACTAAGGATATTATTCCTTTCTCTGATAATACTATCGATCCTAGCACTGTTGAGTTGTCGGAAAACGCAAGTATTCCTACAAGATTTACATTCAGATCTCCTGTTTACATTAAGTCAAACATTGAATATTGCTTCGTGCTTCTGTCTGACTCCAACGAATATAACGTTTGGATCTCCAGAATGGGCGACGTTGATGTGACAGGCACGAGGACAATCTCTGAGCAACCATATGCTGGTGTGCTCTTCAAGTCACAAAACGCTTCTACATGGACTGCTGACCAGTATGAAGATTTGAAGTTTACCATGTATCGTGCTGAGTTTACTCAGAATTTGGGCACAGCAATCTTTAACAACGCTGAGCTTGGTAAGGGTAACAATGGTATTCATAGACTGATTGAAAATCCAATTCAGACTCTGAAACCCAAGCAAACTCTCACGCTTCCTGTTGGTAGTAACTATAGCTTTACAGTTGGAGCACGAATCATCCAAACACCTTCTACCGCAGAAGGTACTATTGTTGAATTCGATTCTGTGGCTGATCCTGAAACTATTACTATTTCAGATATTACTGGTATCTGGTCTGCTGGTTTCCTTGATGCCAACAACAACACATTCCAAGGCATTTCATCTTCTCAATCTGTTGCCACGATTGTCCTGTCCGCAATCTACAACGGCACCTTTGATGTTGGTGCTGAAGTCAGTGGATCTACTTCTGCTGCAACTGGTATTGTTACTGCATATGATTCTGGCAGTCAGACTCTGACACTTAGCTACATTACTAGAGCATTCGATATTTCGGATACTCTGTCTGATGCAGGTGGCACATCTGCAACGATCACTAGCATCACCTACAGCGGTGACTCCTACGATGCATACCCAACTGCTGCTCCTTCTTATCCTAGCGATGACAAGGAAGTGTTGGTTTATCATAGAAACCATGGTATGCACCAACGTACTAACAACGTTGAGGTTGAGGGCATTATCTCTGAAGTGCCCCCTACTACACTGACCACTACCCTGACTGCTGGATCAACTTCAATTCAGGTTAATGATGCATCTCAATTCCACACCACTATCAGTGGATCTCCAATTGGTAACCTTAATCAGGGTTATCTTAAGATTGATGATGAGATTATTCAGTACGCTTCAATCTCTGGCAACGGGCAGGTAATTACAGTTGCTACTTCTGGTAGAGGTCAGGATGCCACTGCTGATGTTGATCACGCCTCTGGTGCAATTGTTGAATGTTACAACCTTGATGGTATTCCTCTGACGGAAATCAATAGGGTCCACCCACAAATCTCCTGCCCATGGTTGGATACCTACATGTTACACATTGATAGTGTTGCAACTAATGGTATTCGTGGCGGTGGCACTAACGTTTATGCTTCTCAGAATGTCCAGTTTGAAGTCGTTACACCTACGGTGTCTACGATGGTTATGGCAGAAACAAGTATATCAGCAAGACTGAATACCACTACTTCTACATCTGTCGGAGATGGATCTTCTATAGTTGATCAAAACTCCTTTATTAACAATGGCACTTATGTGGACGTTGTGTTGAATGAGCAAAACGTGTTTACTGCTCCTCAGATGGTAGCATCTAAGATTAATGAGCAAAACAAACTGGATGGTAACAAGTCTCTTACTATGTCAGTCATGCTTGAGACTGACAAACCAACCCTCTCTCCTTGCATTGACCTTGACCGTGTGTCACTGATTACAACATCTAACCGCGTGAATATGTGGCCAGGTGGACCAGATACTTACGGTCAGCAGTCACAAATTGATAGAGATCGAGATGTTTCTACTCTTCCAATTGGTGATCAAAATGCTGCTGTCTATATCACACGTCTCGCACGTCTGGGTAGAGAAGCACGCTCACTGAAGATTGATTTCCAAGTCACCCGTCACCCTGCTACCGAGCTTCGTATCTACTACAAGGCATTCAAGGTTGGTGACGCGACTGATCCTAGTACTATTGGTTGGACACAAATGGGTCTTCCCACTTCCAATCAAAACTTGGGTGAAGCATATGATACAAGCCCCACAGAAGAATATCTTTGGAAGGATTATACATATGAAGCAAGGGGACTTAACTTTAACGCCTTCCAAGTGAAGATTGTTATGAGATCTAAAAATCAAGCACGAGTACCACTCTTAGCTGATCTCAGATCCATTGCCCTTGCAACCTAACACGGTTATTATAATAATTATTCTTGGATATGTCAAGCGAATCTGATTACATCAGACCTTTCAAAGGAGACCTAATCCCTGTCGAGGGCAGGGAAGGTTGGTATCGTGACCCTGATTCTAATGCAGTTATAAATTGCAATGTGTCAGAGTATGATAACTATATGGCGGCATATGACCGTCGATCCAAGAAGGAAGAGAAGATGACCACTTTACAAGATGAGGTATCTGGGTTAAAATCAGATATCGGTGAAATCAAAAACCTACTTAAATCATTACTACAAGGAGACAACAATGCCAGCTGACGTGACGGAAACTGCCTCTCAGGAGGAATTGCTTGAGCAATTCAAATCTCGCTATCAGGGTCTTTTGAAAGACAACCGCGAGATGGCAGACAAAATTAAGAGCAATGAAGCTACTGCTCTCAAACTTCTCGGTGCTATTGAGACTCTAGAGTATCTCAGCCCACCTCCACAAGAAGAAGAAGAAATCGAAGAGCGTCCAGATGGGACTATTGATCCCGACGACCTGGAAAAGACTTGACCCCTACCCCCGAAAGGGGGTTTTTTCGTGACATAAATAAGTCAGACAGACTAACTGTTGTGCTAGGATCCTTTTAAGCAATGGCAAATAGAATACAATTAAGACGTGACGGTGCTCAGCAGTGGGCAAACGTTAACCCTATTCTCGCTCAAGGTGAGTTAGGCATTGAAATTGATACTTCGCGTATCAAAGTCGGTGATGGTGTCACCGCATGGAACTCTCTGAAATATGAGAGACCGATTGAGACGGAATCTAATACTGCCAACACTCTTGTTAAACGAGATGCTGACGGTAACTTTGAGGCAGGTGCAATTACTGCTTCTCTCGTCGGTAACTCTGCTACTGCAACCCGACTGGCAAACGCACGACAGATTGCACTAGGTGGTGACATGTCTGGTGCTGGCACGTTTGATGGATCCTCAAACCTGACCATTACTGCAGAATTGAATTATGTGGTGGCACTTCCCCACTATGATGAGAATGACCTAGCAGCAACTGGCACCTACACCCGTATCACGGTGGATTCCCGTGGTCGTATTGTGGATGCTGAAACACCTACCACTCTTTCTGAGTATAATATTGGTGACGCACAACCTTTAGATAGTGACCTGACCTCTCTGGCAGGTATGTCAGGTTTTGGTTTCATCTCTCGCCAAGCAGAAGGCACTCTAGTAAACCGCACCATCACTGGTGGTAGTGGGCGTATCATTGTACAACATGGTAATGCTCAAACTAATAATCCATTCCTTGACCTAGCAGATACCACAGTTGTGGTGGGTAAGTATAATACCCTCAACTCAATGGATCCTCTGGTCAATCCTTTGATCAGTGCTTCAACTGGTGAGCAGACCGTTAACACAGTTAACTTGCAAGTTGACAGGTATGGTCGTCTGGTTTATGCGAATACTTCACCGATTGCTACGGCAACTGAAGGAGCTAAGGATGGAACATCTTTCACCATTTACGATAACGCTACTGCTTATCCTAGATTTTCAAAGGTTATTGCAACTAACGGTAGATGCTACCAAGCGGGTATTAGGGATATCGGTGCAGGACTCGGAGAGCCATCACACAACATCCAAAATGGTGATGCAGACGATCAAGGTGGATGGAGAGATCTGGGTACTGATGCCGACGAGCAAAAGGGTCTTGCGAGTTTCGACCAAGAAGACTTCGACGTAGATGTTAATGGTCATGTAACGATTGCTGCAAATTCTATTGAGAATTCCCAACTACAATCGTTGGGTCATCTCATGTTTACTGACCAAAATGCAACGGAGACCTTTGAGCTTGACCCCGAAAGGACGACTGATAATGCTTATCATGGCATTACCAAGCTTAATCATATTAACATCAACAACAGAACTGGCGGTAGCGTATTCCGTATCGTCGGTTACGATACTGGTGAATATCCTTTTCAGCCTGGCATTCTGGGTCAGGGCAATTCCTATCCTACTATTACTGCTGATGACGCTAACGGTAACGGTAGTGCCACCAGTGGATCATCTCTCACTGGCGCTGTTGACATTAACCTCGATACTACCATCTCTGGTAATATTACTCTTGACGTTACAAAAGCCGATCAGTTTATTAAAAGGACATCGGGTAATCTAGAGATTGCTCTAGAAGTTAATGAAGCGACTAATCGCTCCATGGACATCAACGTTACCAATGCTGGTAATGGAGATGCAACTTTCAACCTGACTGCTGATCAGGACATCACCATTGTGGTGACTGACGTTGACCATAGAGTTAATGTTGAAGACTTCCACTTCCAAGATAACGTCTTATCTACAACCAATGCCATTATGGTGTTGGATCCTAGTGACGATGATGACATTACTGGCACAGTCCGTATCCGTGGTGACCTGACTGTTGATGGTGTGACAACCACTGTCAACTCAACTGTGGTGACTATCCAAGACCCCATCATGACATTGGGTGGTGAAGATACTCTTACAGTTGATGACAATAAGGATCGTGGTATCGAGTTTAGGTATTATGATAGTCAAGAAAGATTTGGTTTCTATGGGTGGGACGAGGATTATGCGGACTCTAACATATGGTCTGACACTGGCGGGTATAGGTTCCTCTACAATGCGACTAACACCTCTGAAGTCTACGCTGGCACTGACGCTCCTATCATTGCTGGTAACCTCAGACTAACCACAAATACTTCTTCTACTTGGAAGACACCTACAACTGGCACCTTGGTGGTGACTGGTGGCACAGGTATCTCTGAGAATCTTAACGTCGGTGGCACGACCCACCTGAGTGGTAATGTTGAGATTGACGGCACAGTTGACATTGATGCCAACTTCGCTGTTAGAAATAATACTACTGACAAGTTTACTGTCGAGAGTTCATCTGGTAACACTGTTATCGAAGGCACAGTTGACATTCAACTTGAGACTGAGATTACAGATAATCTCATCATCACTGCTGATAACAAAGAGTTTATTATCCGCACTGCTGCATCAGCCAATAAGTTTACTGTTGATACTGATAACGGTAACACCGATGTCCAAGGGACACTGCATGTAGTCCAAGGTGTTGACTTTGATTCAACTCTTAATGTAGATGATGATGTAACCTTCAACGCAACACTCGATGTTGACGATGATGTGGTCTTCCATAATGACTTCCTGATGGATGTCACTGGTAAGTATCTTACTATTACCAATGGCACCAGTCAAACGTTCCGTATCCTGAGCACGAATGGTAATACAGATATCGAAGGTAGTCTTAATGTTGGGGGCGTCAACACTTTTGAGCGCACTAACAATATCGCTATTGCTGAAACTGATGCTGACATCACCCTAAGCACTGGAGGTAATGCTACCTTCGCTGGTGGTGTTAACATGGATAAGGATCTCCGTGTTGGTGGTGACATCTATCTGGCAGACCGTCTGGTCGTCAAGGATGCTGGCACTGCTCGCACCCGTCCTTCCCTGCTTAATAACGTTGATGTCCTATATCGCACCTATCTGGGTGGTGGCACAGCACACAACGCATCCTTTGCAAATGATGCTGATGCTCAACTGAGAGTTGCTGGTGGTGTTGGTATTGTCCAAGACCTGCATGTTGGTGATGACTTCTATATTGGTAAGGTCAGCACTAACGACAACGTTGAATTCTCTGTCCTTGGTGAGTCTGGTTACACAACGATTGGTCGTGTGGGTCAGGGTAACGCTACTGATGGTGCTATCCTTGTACACGGTTACGCTACATTTGAAGAGCAATTTACAATCAATGGTCCTCTGACCACTATCGGTGATGCAAATACCGATGTCTTGACAGTCAACGCTGTCTCCACATTTACTGATAACGTTACTGTAAACGGTGACTTCGACATCGATGGCGATGCCATTATCGAAGGTAACTTGACAGTTAACGGAGTTACGACTACAGTAAATAGCACAGTAATGACTCTGGATGATCCTGTCATTACTTTAGGTGGGGACACTGCTCCTACCCAGTCGGATGCTAAAGATCGTGGTATCGAATTCCGATACTACGATACGACTGCCCGTGTTGGTTTCTTTGGTTGGGACAACTCCGCTTCGCGTTATGCTCTCTACCATGCAGCGACTAACTCTAGTGAAGCATTCAGTGGCACAAGATCAGGTCTTGACGCTGGATCTATTAAACTATTTGATACAACTAATGCAACCAACGCTGCTACTGGTGCTTTCATCGTTGGTGGTGGCGCTGGCATCGGTCTCGATCTTTATGTTGGTGATGATCTCTTTGTCACTGACAATGGTAGTTTTGGCGGTAACGTTGACATTACAGGTACCCTGGATGTCACCGATGACTTCGCAGTTGCCTCTGTCTTTACTGTAGATGCACAGACTGGTAATACATTTGCCAACGGCACATTCAATGTCAATGGTAATGCACAAATTGGTAACCAGTCATCTGACTCCCACACTGTAAATGGCACAGTCCAGTTTAACGAAGCACTGACTGCTGCTGAGAGATTTAACATTCGCGACCTTAAGGTTGCTACAGATGCTGCTAACGAGATCAGCACCTCCTCAGGTAATTTGATTCTTGATTCTGCAGACGGCACTGTCAACATTACAGACAATGCTGATGTAGATGGTAACCTCAATGTTGATGGCAATACACAAATTGATGGCACACTCACGGTTGACGGTAATGCAACTATCGGTGATAACTCTGGTGATAACCACGTTATCACAGGTACTGTCACCTTCAATCAAGCGATTACCTCCACCGACATCACCGCAGATAATATCAAGATTGGTGTCGATGGCACGAATGAAATCAGCACCTCCTCAGGTAATCTGATTCTTGATTCTGCTGACGGTAAAGTCCACATCACAGATAATGCTGAGATTGATGGCAACCTACAGGTAGATGGCAACACAACTCTTGGTGACGCTTCTGGCGACACTCTGGTAGTCAACGCTACATCCACATTTAACGCTGCAATTACCTCTACAGACATCACTGCTGATGCTGTAAGAATTGGTGTTGCTGCTTCTAACGAAATTGACACCACTGCTGGTAACCTTGTCCTTGACTCTGCTGGTGGATCAGTAGACATCACTGACAATGCTACAGTCAGCGGCACTCTGGTCGTATCTGATCAGATGACTGTCAATGACACTGTAATCATCGATGCTACTAACGAAAACTTTGTCATCAGATCGACGCTGGTTGATAGATTCACTGTTGATACTGATAACGGTAACACCTATATTGCTGGCACAACTCAGATTGAAGGTCTGCTAACTGTCAACGATGACATTGATCTCAACGGCAACCAGGATATTTCTGGCACACTTGATGTTGCTGGGCGCACAGAGTTGAATGGTATTGTAGATGTTGACGATGACTTCGCTGTCCGCTCTGGCACTACTGATAAGTTTACTATTATCTCTGCATCTGGTAATTTCTCTACTGTTGGTAACGGTAGTATCACAGGCACGTTGGCAGTTACTGACACTGCTGCCTTTGCTGAGAAGGTCACACTCAATGCTAATGAAACCGCTGATCGTCTGACTGCAAACGCAGCACTGATGGTCCCCAACGGTGGTATTGCAGTCTATGAAGATTCTTACTTCGGTGAGGATATCTTTGTTGGTCCTGACCAGAATGAAACCATCACCTTCTTTGGTGCTACAGGTAATATTACTGCAGACGGCATAATCACCTCTGCCACAGTGTCTGCTACTACAGCAAACATTGCTACCGTCAACACAACTTCTAACGTCAACGTTGGTGGATCGATTCTTGTTAACACTAATAAGTTTATTGTCCAAGGTGCAACTGGTAACACTACTATTGATGGCACACTTGATGTTGCTGGTAGTGTCACCATCGATGACACTCTGAATGTTACTCAGAGTGTTGACTTTGATTCTGATCTGAATGTTGATGGTGATCAGCAACTGGATGGCACACTGACGGTTGACAGCACCTCACTGTTTAAGGGCAGCATGGTCCTCCGTGGTGCTAGTAAGACCCTCAAGTTGCAGAATGGCAGTGGCACTGACAAGATTACACTTAACTCTACTTCAGGTAACGCTGAGATCACTGGTCTTTCAACTCTTGGAAGTCTTGGTGTTACTGGCAACTCCACCATGGGTGGCACGCTGGGCGTTACTGGACAGATCACTGGTAACATTACTGGTGACCTGACAGGTACTGCAGACAAGTCAAATCTAGTTGACGTTACTGACACCACAACTTCTAACCTAACTTACTACCCTGCATTCGTTTCTACTAACAACGGATTCACTGAGGTTCGCACCGACTCTACTAACCTTACATACAACCCAAGCACCAATACGCTGACGGTTAATAACTTCAAGTCAACTACTGACTTTGAAGTCCAAGGTAACTTGAATGTTACTGGTGCCTTGACATTCTTCCAGTCACAGGTTGGTAGTATTGCTAACCATGACACTGATGACTTGGCAGAAGCAGGTAATCTTTACTACACCAATGAGAGAGTAGATGATCGTGTTGCTGCTTTAATAGTTGGTGGTACAGGTATTACTGCTACCTACGATGACGCAGGTAACATGCTGACATTGAGTGCTACTCAGTCAGATCTTAATACTGATAACTTTACTGAAGGATCTACAAATCTATTCACAACTGCTGCTAGGACAAGGAATCACTTCTCTTATGGCACAGGTATTCAGTTAGATACTGGCACTCTATCAGTTACACAGGCAGATATCAACACTGATAACCTCACAGAAGGATCAACCAACCTCTTCATTACAGATTCCCGCACTCGCGGTGCATTGTCTGCTGGTGGCGATCTCGCTTACAATGCTTCTACTGGTGAATTCTCCTTTACTCAGCGCACTAACGCACAAGTAGATACTCGTGCTGATACTCGTATCGCACTCCAAGTTGGTGCAAATCTTGATCTGAGTAGTCAGGATACAGCAGATTTGACAGAGGGCACTAACCTTTACTACACAGATGCTCGTGCTGATGCTCGTGTCGCCACTGGTATCACTGGAAAACTTGACGCATCTGCTGTCAGCACCTTCGGTGGCACCCTGATTGATGATGCCGACGCTGCTGCTGCCAGAACCACTCTTGGTCTTGGAACTGCTGCTGTTGCTGCTACAGGAGACTTCGCTACTGCCGCACAGGGTACTTTAGCAACCAACGCACTCGCTGCGTCTGCTGTAAGTACATTCGGTGGCACTTTAATTGATGACGCAGACGCTGCTGCTGC